ATGCCCTACTCCGACCCTAGGCATTGCCACCATCAGCGCGTCACACAATGGCTTGCAGCGATGCGGCAGCATGCCGCTTGGCTGTACACCGCGGATGAGCAGTACCTGTACCTGGTCGCCGAGGCCAACGAGCTCTACCAGTGCGGAATCGTGGGGTTGCAGGACCGCCACGACATGGTCACCGACGCCCTCGGCATGTACTCATGGGCGATCGAGCACGGCATAACGCGCGAGACGCACTACTGCTCTGACTGCTGCTACGACGTGCTCGACGGCGGCGCCGTCGTCGGGAGCGTGGACGACGAGGGCATCTACCACGGGCCCGCACCCGCACGACAGCGGCTGGGCTACCTCGGCCGGGATCCCCTGGACGGGATAACATACTTGCGCCTGGGCCAGGCGCTTGAGCGCGCCGGCGTTGTGCGCGGTCTGGAGATCGAACTCGACGCAGGCGGGACGCTGCTGCTTGTCGAGCAGATCCCTGATGACTTCAGGCCGTGGCGTTGGCCGCCATAGCCCCTCTCCGGCGATAGCCCATACCGCGCCGCTTCGCTTGCCTCAAAGCGAAACATGTCTAGCCTTATCTGGGCGACTTTCTCCTATGGTCACGGAAACTCCGGGAGCTGCCCAACCTCCCGGAGTCTCCACTTTCTGCTGCTTCCCCTCTTTGCAATCAGCAGCTCATCGCAGGTCACAACGAGGGTATTTCATGAAGATCAGTTTCATTGCCATAGGCATGCTGCTCGCGGCAGGTATAGCGATGTGCGTCTATCTGGTCATGAAGTCTGCGTCCACTGTGTGAGGCACCATAATGTGCGGAAGGCTCAGCCAGTACACCGGCCTGCACGAGTTCGTCGACGCGCTGTCGATGCCCAACGTCCTGGTCAACCTCGTCGGCGAACAGCCAGAGCGCTACAACGTTGCGCCGTCAACCCAGGTGACGACGTTGCGCCTTGAGGGCGATGCCCTGGTCGCCCAGGCGATCAGATGGGGATGGAGGCCGTTTTGGGCCCGTGATCGCGCGGCGCCGATCAACGCCAGGGTCGAGAAAGTGGCGCATGGACGCTTCTTCAGCGCGGCTTGGAAACACCGGGCGCTGACGCCGATCAGTGGCTGGTTCGAGTGGGTTGACGAAGGCGGCACGCGGAAACAGCCGTATCACATCCAGCACGCCGACGGCTCACCAATCCTCTGCGCCGCGATTGGCCAGTTCCCCGGGCTCGAGGTTGAGCAGGCCGAGCAGCATGGGTTCGTCATCATCACCGCCGATAGCGCCGGCGGCATGGTCGATATTCACGACCGGAGACCAGTTGTGCTGCCGCCAGAGTTGGCCCGGGAGTGGATTGACCCGGCGACAACACCGGAGCGCGCGGAGCAGATCGCGCTGAACCAAGGCGAGCCGAGCGAGGCGTTCACCTGGTATCCGGTAAGCCGCGACGTGGGGAACGTGAGGAACCAGGGGCCGCAGTTGATCGAGCCTCAGCGCTCGGCCTCGTAAGCCGCTACGCCCGTCCCTATGGCACGCCACTCATCCTGCGGCATTCTCGAATCACAGATGAATACCTCGACTTCAGCGCCATCTTTCGGCTCCGCAGGCCGGATCGCCGCATGCCGGAGAATCGTCTGCATGTCCGGCACGTAGCTGCTCTCCGAACCGTGAAACGACCAGATGCCATGTTTCCCAGCGCTGCCCACCTGGTGGTCGAGTTTCACCGACCAGCCCTTGAATCGAATGACCAGCATGCCCTGCCCTCGTAGGAAAAGGCCGTAGTCTACTCCTAATCCTGACAGGCCTGATTCGCTGCCAGGAGCTGCGCCTCGTAACCGATCCGCTGCAAGCGTTCGGCGAGCAACGCACGGACCTTGGTCTGTAGGTCGTCGCCTTTCCGCAGCCCAGCCGCCGCCCAGGCCGGCACCTCCACCGCCGGCACTCGGCAAGGCACCGCCACCGGCACATCTACGCGCACCGTGCGCGGCTCGGCTTCCTGCCGGCCGGCGCATCCCGCCAGCGCGAACACCAACCCCAGCACCTGCACCACCTGCACCTTTCGGCTGCACCTGCCGGAAATCGCTGCACCTGCAGTCTTTCGCCACGCCTGCAGTTTCATAGCCCCAGCTCCTTGTCGATGACCGCCTCTGCCGCTGCGCACTGATCACCCTCGGCGCGCTCCTGTTGCAGGCGCTGCGCGGCGGCGAAGCGCTGGCCTGCCTGCTGCTGAGCATCGACAACCGCCTGGGCGGCCTTCGCCTGGCGCTGCTCGGCCTGATCAGCCAGGCCGGCGATGGCTGCGTTCTGCTGGCCTACCAGGGACTCCAGGTTGCCCCGGGCCGCGCGACAGGCCGTCAGGTCCTGGGCGGCCTGGTCGAGCTGAGGCCGGTAGTGCCCGGCGGTCAGCCAGGCGCCCAGGCTGGCGCCGGCGACGACCATCAGCAGCACGGCCAGCACCAGGGCCAGGGGCTTCCAGTAGCTGAGGAGCCAGGTCATGCCAGCACCGCCTTGGCCTTCTCCCACAGCGCCAGGCGCTCCGCATGGCCGTTGAGTCCACCGTTGATCCGGCGGGTGATGGCTGCGAACTCGCCGCGGTCGGCCAGGTCGTTCAGGCCGTGCGTCGACCACCACCAGGCCGCCGAGATCGCCGCCCACTGCGGTTGCTCGAGAAGCTCGGGTTCCTGCTCCAGCGGCTGGCCCAGCCCGGCGCCAGCGGCGCGGTAGTTCGACCGGCCGGTGATCTGCAGCAGGCCGCGCCCGCGGTACCGCCAGCCGTCACCGGACGCCTCGTCGCCATTGCCGTTGCGCGAGGCGTAGGCGTTGTTGGCGATGGCCCGGGGGTTCCGGGCCAGGCGCTGCGCCAGAGCGTTCGGCTGGCCGTCGGCGCCGAGGTATCGGCTCGGCCAGGTCGCAGCCAAGCCGCGCGCGCTGTAGTTGAGGTTCTCCACCAGGTGGGTCAGTTGGCCGCTCTCGTGCCCGATCTGCGCCAGGAAAGCCGCCGCACGCACAGGCGACGTGATACCGAAGCGCGTCATCCCGCGGTTCAGCGCCCCAACAAAAACGCCGGCGCGAGGGCCGGCGTTCGGGAAGATACGCAGCAGTTGCTGCTCAGTGATGGGCATGTAGTTCTCCAATGGTGCCCGCTTCGACGCGGGCATGACGTTCAACCCAAACAGCCGGTATCATTAGCGGCTGATCCGCGCATTTGCAGAAGGGAAAGAAATGCTCTACGGAATTCAATACTTGCGCGGCATTGCCGCGCTGGTCGTTGTCCTGTTTCATTTCAGATTCGTACTTGACAACGTCTATGCAGAGAAGGCCCTGGGCTCGAACCTGTTCGGCGGTGGCGCAGTAGGCGTCGACATATTTTTCATGATCAGCGGCTTCATTATCGTATTCGCAACGAAAAGCAAACGAGCCGCGAATCCGCTCGACTTCGCAGCGAGACGGATCTTCCGTATATATCCGCTCCTAATACTTACGATGATCGTCGGTGGCATGACGGTATACGCAAAGACCGATTTCCTAACCCTAGCGCGGGCAACGATCCCCCTCAACCGCGACTACTCGATGGGCGCCCCGACGTTTGGTTTCAACATACACGGCCCGGCGTGGACGCTCACATACGAACTGTGGTTCTACGCTGTTTTCTGCGCAGCTATGTATGTTAGCCACAGATGGCGTACCGCAATCTGTTGTGCTGCGTTGGCGCTTCAGATAGTCGTTTTACAACTAGCGCTCGACGGCGCGCTATGGATCACCGCGTCCCGCTCCGTTAACTATGCGGTTGACCAGCCATTTGCATATCTCGCTAGGTTTGCATCATCCACAATGTTCTATGAGTTCATAGTCGGAATGGTCGCGGCTGAACTTTTCATTTCTCGGCACCAGATAAGCAAGACTGCCGCTTCGGCTGTCCTGCTTTCCGGCATTGGAATTTTTATCGTGTTCTTCACGTCTCAGAACTCAGCAGGCTTCGGCCCTCAGGGCTTCGGAACGTGGTCCATTCTCCTGTTCCTTGGAGTTGTCGCATATCAGAAATCGCACGAAATTCGCCCCAATAAAACGCTGCACTTCCTCGGCGAGATATCCTATTCGATGTATCTCTCTCACTATCTGATCGTTTCCATGATCCCGAAATACGCAAACCCTCTATGGGTTGCAACATCTGGCTTCTCCAGATTCTTCATGCTTGTCTTCGTGACAATAGCCGTATCTACGGTGATCCATTACCTACTTGAGAAGCCAGCAATACGGCTTGGCAAGAATATAAGTGACGCTCTTGCCAAGCCGAAACCTGCAATGGCTTAGTCGTTAATTATCTCGTACTTGTAAACCTCTGTTCCGGTCGCTGCACCTCCATCCGCAGTTTGAATTCTGATCTGTGAGTTGTTGGAGGATGCAGCAGGGTTTCCCCAGGGCTTCTTCGATCCTGCATCAAGAGATGCCGCTGCGGAATTCATAGGGACAAGGTTCACAGCAGATGCCGTATTTATCCGTACATCCGGAACGTTCATGGAGGCCGCAGCAGCCATGGTGAACGAGCCACGAAATTTCCCTTTCCAGTAGGTTCCGACCGACGCCGAGTAAGGGGTAGCAACGTTGGTGAATATATTTGCAGCCTTCTCCGCTATGTTCGTAACTGGAGAGGCAACGCAAGAGATACCTACCGAAAAATTCGTGATTGTGTTTCCTCCCTGGATCGGGTTGGTAGTTGTTCCATCAAACGTAATGGCGTTTCCAGTGATCGCAACAGCTCCGAGCACCCTATTGTCACTCACGTCAGGGGAAGCGCATGCTGTAACGGAGATTCCACGACCAGCGTTGACTAGAATTTCGTTGTTATTTACAACCAATCCTGCAGTGTACTCTGCTGCAATTGCAGCAACAGAAGTATTCTTGATCTTGTTGCCCTTCACATGCATTCGGGTTATTTGCCCACTCCCCACACGCTGAGCCCGAATCCCATGCGTACCTCCCTCGCAAGTGAAGTTGTGAACCTCAATATCGAATGCCTGGGTATTGCTGTCGCTATAAGCGAATACGCCATACCGGCTAACTCCTGTCGCAATACACCCGATTACCTTCACATTGGTGCACGCCCTAAAATTATAGGCATCGATTACGTTCTTATAAATATTTCCTACGCAAAGAACGTTCCGAAGCGCATTCGGCTGCAACGCACTGACTGAGGTCACCCCGTAGTTCACATTCTCTACATAGTTATTGGCAAAAATGAATCCATCGATATCGCCGATAGTTGTCCCTGCATTCTCAAGATCAACCGCTGAATATGTGGAGTCATAGAAGGCATTTCCGATAACTCTGACGTTTATTCCTGACTCAAGCGTAATGCACTGGCGCTCAATATTCCTGAATGTGCACCCAGTGATCATAATGTTCTTGCATTGGAAACCAGACCCAACATCGGGAATTGTTGGTTCAATAATGATTGCATCACCCATACTGAAGGTGACGGGAGTTGAGCCGATATTGATAATCGTCAAGTCTCGAACAATGACATTGTCCGCTACCAGAGCAATTCCATGCTGTCGATGATTTACATCGAAACTGTCTTTGTTCCCGTTGATAGTACCGGGGCCATAGAATCCGAGATTGTTAAGCTCTCCTCGCGCGTCGAATATACGAAGCGCATCGACCGAGCTCGGGTGAGCAACTATCTCGGCGCCACCAAAGAACACATGGATGTCAGAAAACATCTGGACGGATGTGATCTGGAACTTACCTGGCCCAATGAACACCGACACCGGTTTGCCAGTTGCTGCGATGGCTGCTTGTGCAGCGCTGATCAGAGCCTGGAATGCCGGCGTCCAGTTCCAAGTCGACGGGTCAGGCGACGGCTTGTCAGAGACCAGCTCCGCGAACTCCCAGACCCGAATGGGAATAGAGTCCGCGAGTTGATAAATGGTGTCGATCGACGCGGAAAGCTGTCTCCGTTTCCAGCCGAGCACCGCGTCCCTGTCCTGCCCTGCGAGTTCCTGGCGCAGCGACTGGTCGTTGCGGAATACGAGCAGAGGCTCGTCGGCGGACCAGGTGCCGGAGAGTTCGACGGGGAACAATGCCGGCAGCTTGACGCTGTAGAGGTTCCCGCCGCGCTGGATAAGCTTGGCGGGCGAGTCAACCACAAGCGGGGTGCCGTCAACATACTGCAACGGTGGCAACTCGAACCCAGATCGGGCGAGGAAGGTGTTTACCTGATCCTCGATGCCTACCCAGGACTTTTTAGAACGACCGAGACGGTCCGTCCATGCAAGTGCCGCCCCGTTCATCGCGAGGTCAAGGTTGCCGGTGTTGTCGTGGGCATCACGGAAGTCGGACGATCCATCCGGCTCAACCGCATTCATGGTGTTGTATCGGAAGGGCATGGTTGCTCCTAGAAAGCAAAAACCCCGCACTGGGCGGGGTTCTTCATGGGGATGGTGTGTTGGCGGTCAGACCGCCTCAGGCGGCGCGGTGGCGTTGTCGTTGATGTAGAGCCGCTCGTCGTAGTTCACGCCGCGGACGGAGCAGCTCTCGAGGCCCTTCGGGTCCACGCCGGTGATCAGCACCGGGTGGATGCGGCCGAACAGGAGATGCGGCGGTTCACGGGTCCAGGAGAGATCGGGGACGAAACCAAGTGAGGGTACCCACATGCGGTATTCGTCAATTCTCGATGCCCTCCAGGGGCCGTCTACGCGACCATCCGGCTTGCGCAGGGCGACCCTCGCCATCGCCATTGAGGCCCAGTCCAGCGGCTCGCTGCTCTCCAGTACGAAGCCGGTGCCTTGGGGCTTGAGCGATTTCAGGAATGCACTCTGCCCGCTCCCTGGCGTGTCGTCGGACACAGCGGCCAGGCTGAGATAGCCGCTGTTGTTCGCGTCGAGCTCCGTCTCGAACGAGTAGTTCCACCGCCGGTAGCGCTGCTCTGCAGCTCGGCGCATGCCCTTCTGATACGCCTTGTTGACGTCGCTCACCCCGACCGCGCTAACCTTCTCGGGCTTCAACCCCAACTGGCCAGGCAGCCGGCACTTGACTGTCTGTTTCTGGAACGTGCGGCCGTCGATGTGCTCGACGTCGACACCGTCGTTGTCGTCTGGAGTTGGCGTGCTAAAGGTTCTGGACAGCGACCCCTTCATGTTCTGCGCCGAGTAGGCCCAGACCTCGCCATTCGCCGCCGGCGTGGTGTAGAGATGATCGACACCCTCGCGCAGCCCATCGCGAACCGGACGCAGCCGCCCGCGCCCAATGGTCAGTTCAGAGAATCCCGCGGCGAGGATGTCGCCCAGCACTTCCTTCACCGTCGACGTCGACTCGTACTGGTGATCGAACGTGTCGCCTCGCTGCGCCCAGATATCGGCCAGTGCATCGATCTCGACCAGGTCGAGGTCTGCATCCTCGTAGCCGACGGACTTCGCGACGTAGCAGAACGGCGCCACCAGATCCCGGACAGGCCGCGGCTCCGTCCACGCGCCGTTCTCGCGCGTCGGGAGTATCCGGGTACCGATCACCGAGACCCGATTCTCGGACTGCGCACCCAAGCGGCCGCCGCCGGCGACCGCCACTGAAATGACGGTCATTCCGGGGTACGACGACGGGCTCGCTAGCCTGGCCCGTAGGCCGTACCACTGCACGGTGTCCTGGATGGTGGTCTCGGTCGATTTCGCACCGATCCGACGCATCCTAACCTCAGGGCGCATTGCATACGGCAGGTTGATCCGGCGCGTGAATGCGATCTGGTCCAGAGTCGCCCGGCTGATGGTCTCTCGGTACGAGGTCCATGCGCCGGCCAGGGCCATGTCGCGCCACTGCAGTTCGATCTCGACCTGCCAGTTGAAGAGTCTCCCTTTCTTGTCCACCCCTCCGAGGCCTTGCGGGAACATGTAGTCGAACTCGATCGCGGTGGCTTTCTCAGCCTCCGGGTTCCCTGCGAACGGGCCGGCCCAGTCTCCCTCCAGCGTGGAGCCGTCCAGTTTCAGGACCGCCGAGTTGCTCTCGATGTAGTCGAATCCAGGCCAGGCAGTGTCGTCGGAGCCGGTATCGGTCAACCGGTCCAGCGCCAATTGGCTGGAGCTCGCAGCGGTGATCCGGTACCGGAGCCCGCGGTAGCCAATACACGCCCAGCCCGTGCCGTACTGCAACCCAGAAACGGGGGCACCGCTGGTGGTATTGAGCGTCATCGACGCTGGCGTAGACCCTGCCGGCGCGGTGTAGCTGTTGACGACGTAGATGCCTTCGTTCGCCCCGGTGACCTCGATAACCATGCCTGGGAACGCGCCGAGCTGGGCGAGCGGGCCGGAGATTGTGTCTCGACCGCCCACTCCGGTGCCTGCGGTGACGTTGTACTGGTACATCACTTCGACGCGGACGATCATCCCGGCAGCCCAGCCAGTGGGGAACTGGCCGGCCCCGACGGGAACGGTGACCAGGTCGCCGTCGAACTGGTACGCCTGGGCATTTGCAGACTGGTCGACCGTGGTGGTAGTCCGGAGGTCGATCCCCGCGGTGCCCGTCGCCGTGGCGCCGACCTCGGCAACCGAGTGCCACCACTCCGCAGCCGGGTCGCCGGCCACGCTCTCACCCGGCCGGTAGACGTGGTAGCGGGCGTTATTGCCGAGCGAGATGATCGGGGTGTCGCCGATCATGATGTCGCTGGCGTGGATCTCGTAGTCGCCGATCCCGACCGCCAGCAGCATCTGGACCCACTCCGTCCGCTCGCTGGGGAAACGCCGGCATTGCGGGACGATGTAGTCGGGGTAGATCTTGTTCCGGCCAAACGCCTCCCGGACGATGTCGCCGTAGCGGACCTGGTTCGCCTTGGTCCGCGCGCTCTCCAGCGGGTCGCCTTGGCGCGGGTTCTGGGTGCTCGGCATCTTGATCCGAGGCATGAACAACCGAAACAGCGCCTGGGCGCTCTTGATCGCGGCGATTGTGATCGAGATCGGATCGATGCCCTTCGGCTCTTTCCAGATGTGGACCTCGTCGTCGGGTCCGATCTCGGTCACGCGCCAGCGGCTGAAGTGGACGAGCCGACCGTTGACCGAGATGCTTACCGGGTTCAACTCACCCCGGCGGATGCGGCGCCGATTGCGACGATAGCTCGCCACGTTCCCACGCAACCAGGTGTCGATTGGCATCCGCGCGCGGACGGGGTACTGGCGCAGCGGCTCAGGATCCAGCTTGTTCGCGAAGAATTCGATCACGGTAGAAGATCACCCGGGTGAAGTTTTCGAGGAAGTCCTGCAGGCGCACCAGGCGGGCGCCGGACCCTGGATTGATTTCGAGTACTTGCAGCCGCCCTTCCCTGGCCACGACCAGGGCGACGTGGACGCAGACCGCCCCATCCATGCCGGCAGCGATGGCGCCGGCGAACGGCTCGCACTCTTCCAGGGCGGCCTGGACCTGGCGCTGGTAGGCGCGCTGGAAATGGTGCGGGCTGGTATGTCTCACCTCCCCGAAGCTGGAGAGCATGGGCATGCCGTAGAGCTCATGACGCGCCAGCCGGGTGAGTCCCCAGCAATCGACGCGCGGCAGCTCGCGCCCGCCGTCCTCGTAGACGGCGGCGAGATATCGATCGAGCATGGATCAGCCTTCGTACTTGATGCAGGGTGCGTTCTGGGAGTTGAAGTCGACGCGGGGCCAGCGGGTGCCAATCAGGTCGAAGTAGCCGGCCTGAATTTCGGCATGATCGACCTCCAGCACGCCGCTCTTGACGGTCATGTGGTAGTCGCGCTTCGGCCTGGAGAGGTCCGTGCTGAGGTAGAGTCGCATGGTCAGCCGAACCCGCTTCTCTGCATCGACGGCCTGTTGGATCAGGTTCTGGGATTTTCCGGTCACGCCGTCGATGGCAAAGGTGATCGTCTGGTTCCCGGTGTTGTCCGACTTCGGCAACGAGGCATCGATCCCTCCGGCCTCGAATGTCAGAGTTCGGCCATCCTCGGTGCCGGCGGTGACATTGTCGTAGCCGTGCGTCAGCAATACCGGGGCCGGCCAGGCATCACAGGTGATCTCCAGGGTTGGAATCAGCACCTCGTCGGCCGGCGAAGCGAAGGCAACTTCGAGTGGGTCCATCTCATGCCTCCGGCCAGTGGCCATCGCGGTTCATCCCGAGATCCAGGATGTTCATGTTGAACCAGTAGTCCGGGAACTCCTCCCAGCCTGGCGGCATCAGGGGGCGTTCGCGCAGTTCGAGCGTCGCGCTGTACTCCCAGCGCCTGACCTGGACCAGTTCGGCGCCCTCGTACATCCCGAGAATCCGGCAGGTGTACGGCAGGAAGCCAAGCGGCGTCTGCAGCATCGCTTCGAACCACTTCGTTCCGTCCACCAGGATACGGGCGAACCACGCCTCGAAGAAGGCGGCCTGCTGGCTATCCATGTTCCAGGTGACTTTCGCCCTGGTGGGTACGCTCTGGGTTCGCCGGCGTTCTCGAACGTAGCCCGAAGCCATCGGGGTAGACAGCTTCGGGTTCGTCGTCTCGAAGGCGTAACCCTGTTGCAGCGGGTGCGGCAGTTGCGCCGGATATTTGATGATGTCGTCACTCATTACCGTCCCACCGTGGTAACGCCATATTTACCAGCCATGACCTGGTGTACCTGGCCATCGCCTTCCATGCTCCCGCACACGACGTCGAGCACCCACTGGGCGTTCTCCATCCTGACGTTTGCCTGGGTGCCGGGCGGCGCGTTGAAGATGTTGACCTCTGGCGCGAGACCAGCCGAAGCGGTGGCACCGCTGGACGAGCTCGACGCAGCGCTGCCGCTCGGAATCCGGTCGTTGGAGTTGATCGCCTCGAGCAATGACCGATTCCGCCTGGTCGCCTCGGCATTCACCACGAACTCGCCGTTGCTGAGCATTGCCGGAATGCTGTCAGAGCGCCCCGTTCCTGGGCCCGTCACATAGCCACCGTTCGCGAATCCGACAAGAGACAGCATCTGCGGGATGGCAGCAGTCATAGCCGCCAGGCCAGCAACAGCGGCACCGCCAAAAGAGGCGATAGATGCAGTTGCGGCCGCAGGCGCATACGCCGATGCAATAGCGGCCCCTGATGCTGCGGCCTGGGTCGTTTGGGCGGCCTGGATCGTACTGCTCAGGACCGCGTTAGCAGCCATCTGGACGCCCATTTTGACGAAGCCAGCTAGGACGTTCCGAAGTACTTCCTTGCTCAGATCACCAATGGACCTCAGGGAAAGGTCCAGGCTCATGAACTGGTCAGTGACCCCGTTCGTCATCGTGTCGAATGCGTTGGTCCAAATGCTCTGCGTCTGCCCCGCGACATTGGCGGCTTGCGCGCCGAAGTTCTGCACCGCAGCGGTCCAGCCGTTGATGGGGTTGGCCATGGCCGCGTCCATCTGGGCCCAGCCCGCTTCCATCGCAGCGACCTGCTGTGGCAGATACTCGTTGGTCAAGTCGATCTGTGCCTGAAGCTCCTGCCGCTGCTTCTCGGTTGTGGCCTGGGCCAACTCGGTCCGCAACTGGAGGACTCGGTCGTTGGTCTGCTGCTCCAGTTGGAGGCGCTGCTGGTACCGTTCGGCCTCCTTTCCGCCCATGCCAACCGCCGCGGCTTGGGCGGCGTACTGCTGGCGCTGAATCGAGAGTTGCCGCTCCATCTGCGCTTGGTACTGCTCGGCTGCGGTGAGCCCTTGGGCGCCCTTGATCGCCGCGGCGTAGTTCAGCGAGGCCTGCGCCAGGGCCTTGCCGTACTCGTCGAGCGTGATTTTGCCCTTGCGCCAAGCGAGGTCGAGTTGCTGCTGCTCCTTGGTCAGGGTGCGCACAGCCTGGCCGGCCGGGTCGTACTGGGCCAGCAAGCGGGAGGCGGTATTGTCAGCCTCACGCACGCCGACATTCTGGCCGCGGGTCTTCGGCGCGCTCTTCTTCGCCTCACGCGCCTTGATGTCGGCGATCTGCTGCTCGATGTTCTTGCGTGCGACCGCGAACTTGGTCTCCTCCTCGGCTGTGAATCCGCCCGCCTCCATGGCGGCCTTTCGAGCCTTGTCGAGTTCTACCAGTTGCTTCTGGAGCTTCTCGGTCTGCGTCTGCGCGGCGGCGAACGTCGTGTTGATCGTATCGATGCCTTTCTTTCCGGCCGCCTGGATCGCGTTGTTCGTTGCCTGCTCCAGGTTCTTCGCGCCGTCGGCGGCGATCTTCGCCTGAAGGTCAGCGGCGCGCTTATATAGCGCATCGAGACTGGGCTGGCTGATCCCCAGGCCAAACGCGGCCCGGCCACCTCGCCCAATGCCCTTCTGGGCATTCTCGATCTGCTTGTAGACCTTCTGCAGTTGCTGTTCCGGCGACTCGGTACGGCCTATGTCGAGCATGGCATCCCATGCTGACTTCGCGGCACTCTTCAGTCCGTTCCAAGCCTTCTCTACCACCCCCAGGTTCTGCTCCATCTCCGTGGAGCGACTGGCCAGCGCGTTGGCGTATGCCTCGGTCGCAAGTCGAGCAGCATCCATTGTGCGCCCCCGCTCCTGCAGCGACTGGATGTTCGCGTACTGGCTCGCGGTCAGGAAGTTGAGCTGGTCGTCGAGCTTCTTCACCGCATCGACTGGGTTCTTGGCCAGGTCATTGAAGCTGTCGACCACCTCCTCGACAGACTGGTCGGTGACCTTCGACCAACTGATCGCCGCCGCGGCGATCTTCGGGTAGAGGATGGTCAGTTGGTTGCCGGCGCCGGCCAGTTGCGTCAGCGCGCTGGCTGCCTGCGCTACTGTCGCGTTCCCAGCCCCGACCTGCTGCGCGAAGACCGAGAGTTGCCCGGCGGTGGTTCCGGCGGCGTTGCCGTTCTTGACCAGGGCGTTGGTCAGGCGCGACGACTCCACCGAGCCCTGGTAGAAAGCCAACGCCAGCACGCCAGCGGCGGCGGCGGCGATGGTGTAGGGATTTACCAGGCCGGCGATGTAGCCCCCGACGGCGCGCGCAGCCGGCCCAATTCCACCGAACATGTCCTTGAGTTGGCCGCCCTGCTGAAGCAGCACGGTCAAGGGGGCCTGACCAGAGGACAGGCCGACAACGATGTCCGTGATCTGAGCCGGCAGCATCCGCATGTTCGCCGACAGCGCTTTGGCCGACATCCCAGTGCGGTTCATGCCGCCCTCGGCGTCGCCCAGGGCATTGCGCATTGCCTTCAGCCGCTCGGTGTACTCCGCCACCGTCTCAGCATCGACCAGGCGCAAGTTCTTGTAGCGAGTGAGCCGTTGCTGCATGTCGTCGAGGCGTTCGAGCGCCGCGACAGTGGGATTGATCTGCCCCAGCAGGCGCGCCAGGCCGGCGCGTTCTGCGTCGAGGTCACTCGCGGCTTCGCGCGCGCCGCGGCCCGCACGGCTGGTGGACTGGTCCAGGTTCTGGGTCTCGTCCGCTGCCCGCGACATGTTCGCAGCGATGCGCGACAACTGCGCGTTGATCGCGCTCTGCCCATGGGAAAACGTGCTGAACGTCGACACCAGATGCGACATCTGGGTGTTCAACTGCCCAAGTTGCGCGTTCGACTGGGTGATGCCGGTGTCGAGCCGACCGATACCCTGGCCCACCGACGACATCGCGTTTTCCAGGGCGACAGCGCGGGAGACAAGCGCCGTCATCTGCGAACTGGTCGACTCCGTCGCGCGCTCGATGCGCGATAGCGACGCAACCGTAGCGGCCGCAGCCTTGCTCATGTTCGAGCCGAGGCGGACAGTCACCTCACTGAGGCGGGAGGTGCTGCCGGCGGCTTCGTCCCCGCTGCGCTCCACCCGGTCCAGCGCGTCGCTAAGACTGGTCGCGTTCTTCTCAGCGCCCCTGGAGTCGATGATTATTGATAGGCGACTTTCTTCCGCCATGGCGGTCTCCGGGTTCTTGTTCAGCAGGTTCTGATTGCGCCGCGGCCCACTGGACGCGGTACTCGTCGTCGAGCGCGAGGACCGCCGCCTCGAACTCGGCGATGGGGATGGCGGTGGGGTAACGCAGGAGGTAGGCGTCGATATCGCGGTGAGAAAGCGGGGCCGGCGCGCCGATCATGCCGATGAACTGCCGGCCCCTGCTGATCCGGTGGTAGGCCTCGAGCACCTCGGCGCAGACGGCGTCTATGGTGGGCTCCGCAGGGACCGGGAGCCCGAACCGTTCATGCTTCCATCGCTTCTTCTCGTTGTCGGGCCCCGCCCAGTCCCGAGCCCAGCGATACGCGCTCAGGACTTTCCCACGGTCTCCTGGGTACGCAGATCCGCGCGAACCGCGATGTCGGTGCCGGTCTTGAGCGCAAGCCAGTAGGCATCGGGGTGTTGGCGCATCAGCGCCTGGCCGCGCTCCGGCGTGTAGTCGGCGGGCACACCGGGCGCCGCCTCGTCCTGCACACCCTTCCAGTCCTTGATGATGTGCCTGGCCACCAGGCCAATCAGCAGGTCGTCGATATTGTCGAACTGAACATCGGCCAGAGTCAGCGGGCTGAACTGGCTGGTTCCGACGCCGGCCTGAGCATCGATCGCCTGCATGTGGCGGTTGATCATCGCGTGGTGGGATTGGAAAAGCGGATCGCCAGTCGACGCCACCAACAGCGAAAGGTCGGCCTCCGCTTCTACGCCGCAAGGCGATAGATGCCCCTGTTCGTCCAGTTTGAGATGCAGCCAGCGGGTGCCATACAGATCGATTTCGGGCTTTTTCTTCAGGGTGATGGCCATGTGTTCCTCTGCGGTAAAAAGGCCCAGCGCGCACCGCAGGGCGCGCCAGGCAAGGGGTTACGCGGTTACGGTGATCGCGCAGGTATCGGTCTTGGTCGGGTCCGCGGTGCTGGTAGCGGTGATCGTTGCGGTGCCTACGGCCACGCCGGTGACCAGGCCGGTGTCGTTCACGGTGGCGATCGCTGCATCGGAGGTGGACCAGGTGACGGTCTGGCTGGCGCCGGCCGGTAGAACCTCGGCTTCCAGGTCTACGGTTTCACCGGCGGCGACCGAGGCGGTATCCGGCGTGACGGTGACACTTGCAATCACGATCGGCGCCGGCAGGCGGGTGATGGTCGGCGGGATACGGCGCGCGGTGTAGTTCAGTTCGACCTGGACGATTTCCTCGGCGCTGGCATCCGGCCAGGACCCGTTGACCTCCATCTCCGGGAGGCTGATGCGATAGCCGCCGTCGGCATTGCTGACGGTGAACTCCAAGCTGATGGCGTCACCGGTCTGCTGTGCCTTCCAGAGCTGATAGGCCATCTTCGACCAACTGATCGTGATCGATCCCGACGGCGTGAAAGTCGTGGGGATGATGTTGCCCGGGAACGGGTTGCCGTTGCCGATACAGCGCTGGGTCTGTACCGCGTTGTCGAACTGCAGGTTGAAGCTGTCGACGCAGGCATTGCCCTCTCCCACCTGCTGGTCGTTGAGCTTCAGGCCGCTGATGTCCTTGAACGAGTAGCGGCGCTGCGCCGGCTCCGGCTGGGCGTTGACGATGAACGAGGTGTCATCGGCCCTATCGCTCCAACTGGTGGCAGCGAACGTGGTGGTGACGGTGATCTCGTTGTCGCCCGGGAAGTCGAACGCCATCGTCGCAACCTGGGCGCCACGGGCGATACCGGCGACGCCGATATCCGCGGCATAGGTGGCCAGGGAGAAGGAGATGCGGTCGTTACCCATGGTCAGGACGTTCGCGACCCAGTTCTTGCCGAAGCAGGAGGCCATGAATTCATCCAGCGCCCCGTAGCGCCATTTGCTCTCGATGTCCCCGCCAACGTCGACGGTGGTCATGGCGGTACCCTGGGCCATACGGTCGGCACCGATCTCGTTGTTGGCCTCGGAGTTGTAGGTCGGTGTCACCCCGTTGCTGATACGGGTGAACGTGTGCCAGTCGCCCGGCGGGGTGACGCCGGGGGTTACCTCTTTGATCCAGGCAAGCTGGACCTTCGCGCCGCTACTCATGGGGGCGTTTCTCCTGTGATAGGCGAAAAAAAACCGCCGTGCGGCGGTGGGTGAGTCGGGCTCAACCAGCCCGGTAGGGGATCGTCAGGTTGGCCTGGTACCAGCCGTGCCCATCATCGCCGGCAACGGCTTGGGAGACGGCAAAGCACTCGAACGGCAGGACCGGGTCGCTGTAGAACTCGAAGTGCTCGCGCAGCGTATCGGCGGTCCGAGTCAGCAGCAGCGTGCCTTTGTAGGTCGGCACGAAGAGCTGCACGATGATCAGGCCGCTGCGGCGAACACAGGGACCGTTGCCGATCTCCGTGACCGCAGAGGCGCCGGGGATATCCGCCAGGCGCGCCCAGATCAGCTTCCCGTCCGGCTTGAATGGCCCTTTTGGGTTGTTCGGGTAATCGACGTCGTCGGCCGGGATCGCGGCCCATTCGGTCATGCGCGTGATGATGACTGCCCGGATCTGTTCGAAGGTCATGAATGTCTCGCCGTGACGCTATGGAAACTGACGCCATATATGCCCGCCGGGGCCTGGCCGGAGTGACCATCCTCCAACGGCGGCGCATAGATCAGGTTGTTCTGGATGTAGACCACCGAGTACGGAGCCAGGCCGGCCAGGGCCGCCTCGCCATAAGCCAAGGTCTCGTTCCCGTCCTTGTCGTAGCGGTTCACCGAATAGAAGACCGGCTCGCCGACGCTGACCAGGTTATTGGCCTTGAACCGGCCGGTGAGTACCGGTGCGCGGATGGTGATCTGCTCGAGCATTTCGATGGTCAGCCGCCGCTGGTGGTTGGCCACGGCCTGCCCGACATTCTCGGCGAAAGCCGACGGAGGGATGCTCCAGGACCTTCCTCCCTTCCCCTTTGCCATCACGCTTTCCTCAACTGCAGATCGTGATGCACGCCGGCGGGATCACCGCCAACGCGCACGATGCGATAGCCCGCCAACGGCCCACCAAGGATCGGCACCACGTCGGTAGTGCTCAGTTCATGGCCGACGGCGGGCTGGTCCGACACCTCGTTGATCAGAGCGATCAGTTGGATGTCGCCGACCAGGATGTTGATTCCGTCGATGCGGTTGGCCTCGTAGTTGTGGAAGACCCCGCGCCCGGAGTACCGCACGGGTTGGCTGGTGGTGGTCTCGGTGACCGGATCGAAGACGCCCGGCCCCGGATACTCGCCAGCGAACGAGGTCACCGACTCGCTGAACACGCTGTCGAACATCTGGCCGAAAATAGCCTGCATCTCGTCACGCACGGATACCTCCGATTTCGTACTCGACCCAGCACCGGCAGCCGGCGGTTTCGTTGTCGCCGGCCCCGAGCGTCTGGTCACCGGGGAACATCAGCAGCGCGCCACCGCCCGTCACGAACGGACTACCGAGTTGCTGTCGCTGGCCCTGCATCGGCGAATGAGTGTGCCGAACGCGGTTGTCGCCGACGTTGTACCAGGTCTTCAGGACTCTGCTGCGCTCCAGTCCATTGGCGACGAGTTGCTCGTAGACCTGATCCCGTCCGGCGCTGAAGGCGTCGTGTGCCTCAGTCGCGGCGATCTGCTCGGCACGGGTCCGCAGCAGTCGCTCGGAATAGCGGCCTACGATGCGATCGACATCCGCCGACGGGACCGGGCGACGCGCCTCGACGGCTCGCTCGACCAACCTGTCGAACCGCCGATCCCTGCGAATGCGTGTCAGGTACTGGCGCATCTGCGCAGGGTCCCCGCTGAGCAACTGGGCGCGGGCGTTGGCCACTGCCTGGGCGTAGTTGCCTGAGAGTCCAGTGATTCCACCGGTTCGCTGCCCGGTCTGCGGGCTTCGCCGGCCGACGATATCGAGTGCTGTCGCGCGCGGCGGGCGCCCCAGGAGGTCGGCCATCTGGATCGTGTGGCGGACAGCCAGGCGCGTAGCATCATCGATGTCGCGCTGCAGGGCGCGGGCATGCTCCGATAACCAGGTCGACGGCCCCGGGCCTACAGGGTCGAACTCCGGGACCGGCCGTCCCGGGAAAAACTTGATTTCGAGGGTCGCGCCGGCCAGGTAGGTGGACCGCAGTTGCTCCAGGAACACCGCCAGCAGCCCCAGCGACAGCGCCGAGACAATGGAGTCCTCATCCTGCTCGTTGATGTAGCGCTCGATCTCAACCACGACAGCGGCATCCGTCACCGACCTGACGCGGTCCAGGTACGCCCTCTGCAACGCCGGCTCCTTTCCCTCGATTGCGCGTAGGATCTCGGCTTCGGTCATACCGTGAATACCGCTGGCATCGGGCACCGCAACACCATGATCGGCGCCAAGAGATCGTTGATGACCCCGACGAAGGGCTTGTTGGGCTGCTCGTCGCCTTCGGCTGGGCCGAAGAACTCGGTTTCGAGCGGCCCGACCTTGGCGCGTTTCACCGCGGTGGTCGCAACGTAGTCCGGATTCAGGCTGCCGGGCTTCAGTAGCTCGCGCAGCGCGGCCTCGTAGGTGGCCTGCTCGACCTCCCGCGGCACCTCATCAGCCGGAACGGGCTCCCCGTCACGGTCAACGGCGCCTACGCGCGGCCATTGCAGTGCTTGGGCTCGCCCTCCGGCTTTCTTGCCAGGAAAGACCAGCACGCATTCAGAGACCGGCTGTTGGGTGCCGAGGCCGTCGATGTAGGCTGATGCCCGGGCCAGCGCTGCTTCCTTGTCGGCCTCAGCAGCAGCCGCCCAGGCGGCATTGCCCCGGGCCTGGTGGTAGGCATCAGCACCAGCCACGGTGCCGTAGTAGGCGTCAGCCACGGTACAGCCCCATGCGCAGCCCGATGCCGCAGAGACCGAAACCGCTAACGAAGAGAACCCAGAGAGAGCCGGACTTGGTGAACTGCAGCGGTCCGAAGTGCCAGTATATGGGGCTCATGCAGAATCCTCGAATAGGTGGGCCATCCTGGCCCGGTCGACCATCCGTGAGGCGGGTATTACTGCTGCTCGGCCTGCTTGTCGGCCAGGGCCTTCTGGAGTTCTTCCAGGGAGGCATCAGGACCAGCCGGCACTCCGAGGGCGGCCAGTTGCTCGATCAGCGCTTGTTTCTGAGCCGCTTCGTCAGCGGGCAGCGTGGCCTTGGCCTTGACCTCTGCCAGTTTCGAAACCAGGGTCTCGGTCTTGCTGTTGGCGCCGGCATTCACGCCCAGGGCCTTCAGCTCGGCGAACAGTTGCTGGCGGTACGCCTCTTCGCCGCCCTGGCCGTCACTCTGCACGCCGCCCTCGACCACCAGCACGCCGGTGACCACGTAGAAGGCGAGGTTCTTGCGGTCCTTGATATCGTCCCACTCGGGCACGTCAACAGACGCGCCCGGCGGGATGACGGCGCCGCTCGGCAGACCGATGGGGGTGATGCGGTTGGTATTGGTGATGAACGCCATAGTCCACCCCCGTCAGATGCCGTCGGTGTAGCGGACTTCCGCCGGACGACGGATATCCACGCCACCGAGGCGGAAGATGCCGGGAACTTCCCAGCGGATCGGACCGGCCTGGTACACCGGCAGGAAGCGGTGCGGCATCGGGATGTGCATCTTCAGCACCGACGGATCGCGGCGGTAGCTGATCATGCGCGCGGTGCCCCCGGCGCCGGCGGTGTCCAGGCCGTTCAGACCACGAATCATCAGAGGCTGGCCCGTGGTAGCGGTGTACACGTTGTTCTTCTGCAGGTAGGTCAGGATCGACTCCAGACCGTTCTCGTTCACCTTGCGGGTGGCGACCAGCAAGAACTTGCTGTACGGCATCAGCAGGCTGTTCGAGAAGGACGTGAACAGCGTGCCCTGCGCCTGGAGAGTCAGCGCGGTGTTCACGTCGGCCAGGATCTGGTCGGCGGTCGCGGTGGCCCAGTTGCCGGTGACAGCGCTGCCGGCCGTCACGCCCGGATAGGCGAACAGGCCGCTGAAGCCCTTCGAGGAATCGCCGAGCAGCGCAACGCGGTCGACCATTTCTTCATAGGCGCGGCGAGCGGCAATCGCATCGTCGGCGGTGAGGTTGATGCCCAGCATTTGTGCCTGGCTGATCTCTTCCAGGCCGTGGCCGTAACCGATACCGGCCATGTGAACGTTGGTCTCGAACTTCGATCGTTCGGTGCTGGCCAGCGGAATGTCGTCGGCATTGCCGTTGATCCAGTCGGCCTTACCGACCTTGTCGGACGAGTAGTAGGTGACGGTCTTGATCCACTCGGGCGCCGAGGTGTCGACCGGGATCAGCTGCGGATACTGGATATCCGGGTAGACGATCTCGTTGACCTGGCGCTCGATGTAGGTGGTCTGCGAGACCACGAAGCCCAGGGCGGCCTGGGCGTCGAGCAGCTTGAATCGGCTCATGGTTTCTCCTTAGCCCAGGCGGACTTGAGCGAGTTGATTGGTGCCAGTGGTGCTGGTGTCGAAGCGCGCCCCGGCGACCTGCACGTTGTCGGTCGCGACGTTGGTCCAGGCGCCGGTGGCCGGCACGAAGTAGACCGGATCGCCTGCGGCAACCTGCACGGAAGCGGTCACCCAGATGGCGCCCTCGGTCATGACGCGGGCCGACTCGTACTGGCTGTACTGGTTAGCCTCGGCCTTGACGGAGCGGTCGCGGACGCTGATGCCGACGAACTTCGCGGCGGTATCGCCAGTAGTCGGCGCACGGCCGGCCTTGTCGGCGGTGCCCTGCATGACCGGGATGCCGAACGCCAGGCCGCCAGCGGCCTCGACGGTGCGTGAGATCAGGGTCTTCGGGACTTCGTCGACGATCATGCCCGGCAGGCCGGGGCGGATGTTCGCGCTGTAGGTGGTTTGAACGGCGGGCATTATTTGTCACCTCCTTTCCAGGCGCCGTTGACGCGCGCCTCGTAGGCCGCCTGACCGTTGTCAGCCGGGTTCGACGGTTTGCTGTCTTGCTGTTTCAGGTGGACACGCACCGGGTCGTTACTGGCGGCATCCTCGAGCAGGATGTCGAAGCGGGCGGCGATGTAGGCCTCCGGCTTGTCCTTGATGGCGGCGTCGCCCAGCTTGGCAACGACGGCCGCTTTGCGGATCTCGGCGGCGGACTTGCCGGCATAGTCGCCGTCAGCGATCAGCATCGCGCTGGCGATCAGGTCGGCGCGCTCTCGCACCAGTTTGTCGATGTCGGCGTCGCTCAGTACCTTGGCCTTCAGCCCATCGATTTCGGCGTCCTTCTTCGCCAGTTCGGCGTCTTTCGCTGCCATCGCGGTGGCGTGGGCGTCTTGGATGGTCTTGAGGTTCGCCCCGGCGTCGCCGAGTTGCTTCTGCAGCTTCTCGACGACCTGGGCGCCCTGCTCGGTGGTCTCGATCGTGAGGCCATCGACCAGGAGTTTGCGGAGTGCATCAGCCATGTCATGGCCTCCTGTGGGGGTTGTTTGCGCAGGTTTCTTGGCGCCGGGGGTGCGCGAATCCCCGATGCGCAGTTGCTCGCCGCCCCTGGCGTGATCGACCAGGGCGAGGTGGTTCATTCGCATCGGGCCAAGCCGGGCGTCGTAGGTCTCGCCGGTGGGGGTCACCCCATCCTCGAAAATGACCTCTGCCTCGAGCCCCATGGATAGCTCGCGCTTTCCTGCCTCGTAGTCGCGGATCGCATCGGCATCCATCAACACCAGAGGCACGCGCACGAAGTCGCCGTCTCGCAGGACCTCCGAGCCGGTCTGGCCGATGGCGAGCTGCTTCCAGTTCTCAGCGGTGACCTCGCCGTGGTGGCCGTTGGTCATGGGGCGGTAGGCGTAGGAGCGCATGGCGTCCTCGGCGAAAACCGATTCCGGCGGCCGGTACACGCGGACAATGGGTATGTCGGGCTTGCCGACCTCGGAACCCAGGTATTCCTGGATGCCAGTGCGCGCTACCCGGGCATCGGCCACGAGGTAGCCGTCAGCGGTCCGGCGAACGCCGGACACCGACACGGAGTCATGGAGAAGCATCGTTATTCCTCGTCGAGGCGATCCGCCCAGCCCCCGTCGATCTCCTCGAAGACCTCCGGGCCGAGTTCGATGACGCCGCGGTACGGCTCAACCTGGTCAAGGTCGACGCTGCCGGGCTGGTAGGTGAATGTGATATGTGGCTGGTAGTCCGGCCAGTCCCAACTGGCGCCGGCATCGCGAATTTCGACGTGCCGCCAGGTCAGGTCAGAGGAGTTGAACAGCAGAACCACGGCCCCTTTGTCGAACTGCTCGACCAGGCGCGGGCCGCCGGCGGAACAGGTCAGGTTTCCGTTCGGCTTGACCGTCCAGGCCTGGGTGACCTTCATCCAGTCGACGGGTGTCCGGCTGTAGGCGATGGTGACGTGCAGGTCCTCTGCTGGCAGCGTGCTCTCGAAGCCCTGGTCCTTCGCCCAGTCAATGATCGCGCCGGAATTCAGCACCCGGCGCGAGACGTATAGCGTGCGAGGTGCCGCGTCGTTCAGCGCCTGGGCGGACGATGCGTTGCCTCCCTCCTCGTCCTGCTCGCCCTCGGGCACTTCGGAGCCGAACTCCTCCAGCGCCGACTCCAGACCGGGCATCACGCTGTTCTCGACCAGCAGGGTCTCGGCAGCCTTGCTGAGCGCGTCCTCAGGGAAGAGCCTAGTCTCGGCGATGGTCTTGATAGTCTCGGCGGTGATCTTCCCGATGTCCGCCCGCTCCTTCGCCGTGGTCTGCCAGAGGCTGTTCCAGACGTAATGGATCTCCGGCGGTCGGCTGCCCAGCGCGGACCGCACCAGGCACTCGTCCAGCACCGACATAGCCGGCGTGATGTCGAGCTCCTGGCTGGACTGGATGCGGTCGTAGTAGTTACGCAGGTCGGCCTCACCAGTGGAGTTCATGCCGGCGGGTGACTGGCTGAGCATGCGCGTAGCCGGAATATCGGCAGCGCCGCAGCCCGCTTGCATGAAGCGGTCCATGATGTCCGGCAGCGTGCCGAAGTTCGCCGATTTGCTGTCGTACTCCTCGTCCTTGTCCAGCATCAGGGTGCCATTGATTCCCTTCGCCATGGCCGCCAGACGCATGCGCTCCAGCACCAGCTTCTCGTACTTCGGGTCCTGCATCCCCTGCATGAAGTCGGGGATACGGATCACGTCGACCTTCGCTTCGAAGATGAGGCTGGCCACGTTGGCCATGGTGCTGTCGATCTGTTGGATGGCCTCGAACACGGCCTGCAGGACCGAGTCGCCCCACCCGAACTGGTTGCCGCTGGCCAGGTCCTGGTCAGGGATGTCGGCGCCGGTGAAGATCACCAGCCGGGACGGGTGAATCTCGATCGCGCTGCCGCCGAGCCGGTAGGCCTTGGGCTTGCCGTAGTTCGGTGACATGACGTCACGATCCTGCTCGGTTGCCGACAGGTCGCGCCGGCTCATCACCGTCAGATACTTGATGCCGCCGGCCTGGACGCGCTCGGGTACCAGAGGCTTGCTGGTGTCAGTTTCGCCGGTACCGATGAAGATCGCTGCGCCGCCCCAGAGCCGCGCCTTGATTAGAGCCTCCATGGTGCGGGCCTGGACCTGAAGGCGCTTCTCCTCGGCCTCGATCTTCTCGATCTGCGCCTTGCTGGCTTGCCATGCCCGCCAACGCCTGGTCGCATCCTTCGCCGGGATATCGACGACCTTGCGCGGGAACCAGGCGCCGCGATACGCGTTGTGCAACTGCTCATCGGTGAGCACGACCGGCGCGTAGAAGCTGCCGGCGGCCTTGTCTCGCTCCGTGCCCAAGTTGGCCACGAAGTTGACCAGCTTGTCAGTGAGGAAGCGCCTTACGCCCATTAGGAAACACCTGCGAGGGAATACTTCGTGATCGGGTATTCCTTGTGGATGAAATAGCCACCCGCATCGTTGGGGTGCTCGATGTCGGCCGCCTTGTCCGGCTCGCCGTTTGTGCCCCACACCTGCTGTTCCAGGGCGTCGGCATAGGTCGGGCACCGGTCGGGGTTGACCCGATACCGGCGCTCGCCCTTGGCGTTGCAGAACATGGCGTTCATGGAGTTGATCCGGTCCTTGACCGGCGGGTTGGCGGTGGGCGCCGAGACGACGAAGCCGGCCTGCTTGAGCAGCGCGATGTCGGTCTCGCTGGCCCGGACAGACTTGCGCGAGTCGCCGGAGGCGTCGGGGTAGATCCTGATCTGACGTGTAGGGCGATATTCGCCGTCGGCGTACAGCCAGAACCGCTCCTTGATCTGGCGGATCATGTCCGGGGTGTCGTACCCGTTGACGATCTCGTCGACCGCGTGCGGCAGGCCCAGGCGCTTCACGTGCACCACGGCGGCCATCTTGCCGACGTTGAAGTCCATGCCCACGAACAGCGGCTCGCCGGGCTGCGCGGTTTCCTGCGAGGCGTTGAGCTTGCGGTCGTAGGCCGTGTAGATCGTGCCCGACGTCAGGTTGACGAACTGGCCGCGCAGGTACGCCGCGATCAGCTGCGGCGGGTACGACTCCATCAGGGAATCGATGTAGTCGTCCGGAAGGTTCGCTTCGTTGTCGTAGGTGCTGGCCTGGACCAGGCCGTATAGCGCCTGCAGGTGCGGCTTCTCGCGCAGCTGCTTGACGAACTGCTGGAAGACGAACTTGAAACCTTCCGGGGTGGTGGTGACGTCCACGCGGTTGCGCAGGCGGTCCACCTTGTAGCGCATCCGCGCGATGATCTTGCGCCAGGCCTGCTGGGCCTTGATCAGCGACAGGACGTCGAGCTCGTCCACCAGGGAGCGGCCAACCTTGAAGCCGACGATGGTCTGCGGCTTCTCCATGGAGCGGCAGATGATGGTGGAGCGGTAGGCGCTGCCGCTGTAGAGGTGAACCTCGTGGTTCGCCTGGTTGATCTTCGTCCGCAGCCCCCAGTCGAAGGCCACCTCCTCCATCGTCGGATAGAAGATGTCGCGGATCTGGGCGTAGGTCGGTGCGAAGTAGCCGGCGTTGATGCGCGGCCATTCCCAGGCGTGCTGGGCGAGGCCAGAGCAGCCCACCCAGGTCTTGCCAGAGCCGAACCCGGCCACGAAGCCGCAGAACTTGTGCGGCAGGGCCAGGAACTTCGCCTGCGGCACGTTAAGCGTCGGCATCGCGGACCCTCGCGTCGATGATGGTCACCGCGACGCTGGTCGGCGGCGCATCGTCCTCGGGGTTCTCCAGCAGCTTCAGTTCGGCGCGCTTCTTCGCCACTTCTAGGCGCTTCAGTTCGATGTCCAGGGCAGCCGACTCGGTGCCGACGTGCCGGCTCAGCAGCTCCAGGTTGCGGAGCTTGTCCGGCCACTTGACCTTGCGGAGCACGCCGGCGATGCGGCGGTCGTCGCCACGGCCTTCGAACAGCTCGGCAACCTCGATACCGGACAGGAACTGGCGCCAGACCTTCGGCCATTCGCGGATCGGCTTGAAGCTGCCGTCGTCCTCATGGATGTCCAGGACGTCCATCTCGTCGATCTCGCGCAGGCGGCGGACGACGTAGTCGGCTGATACCTCGGTGCGCTTCGAGCGCTCGGCCATGGCCTGGGCGATCGCCTCGGCCACTTCGGGGATGCGCAGCAGCTCGTAGCCAATCTCGGCAGCCCGCTTCGGGCTGTACTTCGCACGGATGGCTGCCTGCGTCGCGTTGAGGTCGACCAGGTACTCCTCGACGAACAGGCGCCGCTTCTTGTTCAGCGCCATAGGGACCTCAGATTAGGGATGCCTGCGGCGATCCACTCCGTCCCAGTGCTCGCTCCAGTCAATGCGGACGATGCGCGCCACGTTACCGCGCGCCTTGAAGACCAGGACGGCCAGCACCGCCAGAATGATCAGCAGCCAAGGGGACAGGCTGTAGTGAGGGTGGCCGCGCAGCACATCCAGGAAGAACGTGAGGGAGTAGCAGCCCGAGCCTACGGACAGCAGATAGGCCAGTAGCGAAACGCCAGCACGGTAACGCGCACCCTGCCGACGGTAGCTGGCGATGCGAACGCAGATGGCGCTGCAGATGAGTGCAGCAACCAGGGCCCACGGATCAACCATTCCGACCATCGCGATCATCTCGACCTCCGAAGCGGCCCGCGAAGAAGCGGAGCCAGCCAGGCGTCTTCCCCCCCTGCACCCACTCAAGCAAGCTGATGCCCACGTAGACGCACAACAGGGCGCCGATCCCAGCCACCAGGCCGGAAGTCTCCACCCACTGTTTGCCGACGAGCTCGCCGGCGATGTAGTAGCCGAAGATCCAGGACACCAGGAAGTAGCCGATGCGGGTCAGCACCGACAGGTCCTTGGCCTGGACCACGAAGAACATGGCGCCCGCGAAGGCGCCGATCAGGGCATTGACGTCGATGCCGAGCAGGTAACCGCCGCCGAATCCGACGGCGCCAGCTGCTGCGATAGCTCCGGCTTCGGACATGGGGCGATCTCCAGGGTGTGTTCGGGCAGATGGGCTGCGTGCATTGCGCGGCCTCGAATCATTCGGGATAGCCCGGACCACGTCCGGGCCTCCGCTCAGTCGGCGGGGGTGAAGTCGACGTAGTAGGCCTTGCCGACTTCCAGCTTATCGGCAACAGCGCTATCCCAGGCGGCCTTGTACTCGCCCCAGGGCGTGGCCTTGCCGTAGATAGCGTTCTCGTCGTGCGGCTTGCCGGTATCCGGCGACCAGACGGCGCCGAAGGAGACGATGGATTTAGGGTCGTTCGGATCACCGTGCTCGTTCCGGGTGACACCGTGGCAGATCATTTTGCAGCGGATGCGATGCGACATCATGGTTTCCTCTTGTGGATGCAGGAGGGCCTATCAGTCTTTCGCCTGCAGAAATGAAAAACCCCGGCTCGATGGCCGGGGTTCTTCGGGTGTTTGTTCGTGCTGGGTGTAGTTGTGCACAGTGGCAAAACAGTACCGAAAAGCTCGCCAAACCGTCAAGTGACCTGTTTCAGCCGCTCCCGCTGGGTCCAGTAGGCCGTGACGCGGTCGTGGTAGCGCTGGTGCACCTCGGGCAGTTCCAGGATGTCGTCGCCCCACTCTTCCCGGTACGCCGCGCTGTAGCGCTTCATCCTTGCCGCCCAGGCTGCCAGCTGCTGGTCGGTCATGCCGCGCAGGCGCTCAGCCAGGCGCTGCTGGTGGTGCTCCCGGCGCTGCGCGTACAACTGGGCTCGATGCTCGGCGACCACGTCGCGGTCGGTCTGCAGCCACCGCCAGCCTGGCCCCTTCCGCAGTCCGCTCTGCTTCGCCACCACCTCGGCCACCGGCTTCAGCGCCTGGGCATCCAGCTTGTCGACGTGGCGCGCCAGACGCTCCCATGTGCTGGCGTAGTCCCGCGCCCAGTGGCTGGGGTCGACACGGCAGCCAAGGCGCTCCTCGATGAACATGCAGACCTCGCCCGGGCCCAGTGTGTCGCGGCCATTCACCGCCCGCTTGTGCGAGTTGATCGCCGCCAGCGCCATCCAGTAGGCGCGCTCGCCCTGCCGCTGGGTGAGTTGGCCGAGGCCGGCGCCGATCCAGACCAGGCCGTGAGCGATCGCCACGTCGTCGCCAGTGGCCAACGGCGAGTACAGCGTGTGCCCGAAGTGCTGCAGCGGCTTGGGCAACGTGCCGATGGCGGCCATCACCAGGCCGGCGGCCAGCATGTGAGCGGTCTTCCCGTTGGTGTCCTTGCGCTCGGCATGGGTCTCGTTGGCTACCCGCCCCCGCTTCCCGAGCTTCGCCTTCTCCGCGGCCACGGCGAGGACCGAATCGCGGTTCTCGTACAAAGCGTCGTGCCAGGCCTGGCGGGCGCTGATCAGTCTCATTTCGGCTCTCCCCTGTGGTTTTCTGTGGTCATCGCTGAGCCCCTTCAGCCATCAGCGGAACAATCTTCACTTCGACGCGCGGTATCTCGGCGTACCGCTTCGCCAGCATCACGTTGACGACCTGAGTATCGTCCTTCCACACAACGCCGTTGAGTGCGTCGCATACCGCCTTCAGGCAGTTGTCGGCATCACACTTCACGGTGGGCATGACCTCGCCGACCAGAGCCATGGCCTGGCGCTTCTTCGACCAGGACCGCGGTATGGGGTGGAACATCCGCAGCTCGATGAGCACGGGGCCGGCGATCAGGGGCCGACCAGCGAGCGCTTCCTGGGCAGCCATGGCAACCAGTCCTTCGTACGCCACGGTCTTCGCCGGCGTGAACATCCGGGCATGGGCGCCGACGCGGCCAATGCGAGGCCTCCCCTTCCCCTGAGGCTCGCCGGGGACCGTGAACATCACCGGGCGGAGGTCATGCATCACGGCGCACCTCCGGCGCTTTCCGGCGCATCTTGGCCAGCAGCAGTTCCCGCGCTTGGGCGCCACTGAGCCCATCCAGGCCTTGGGCTTGCATCCGGTGGAGCAGTTGCTGCTCGGCAAACTCATCGGCGCGCTGCAGCTCCGACTTCTGGCTGTCGAGGCCAATCGCCTTGGCGACCTTTCCGTCCAGCGGCTCACCAGCCTCGAGGCGTCGGACCACTACGGCATAGTTATGCTCGAACTCAGCGCGAAGTCGCTTGTCGCCGTACTGGGCCCGACGAAGCTCGAACAGGCCTGTGAGTTCGGCAGCCACCTTCACGACCTTGTGGCTGTAGCGCTGCTCCAAGGCTTCGTACCAGGCGCCCTCGGCGCTCGGCAAACCGTCGATCTTGCGGCATAGCCGCAGGAACTCCTTGAGGCTCGGAGGAAAGTCCTGATCCAGCACCATCCGCTGGAGGCCTCGGTCGACCTGCATGTCGCTCAGGTGCTTGATACCGGTCAGCCAGACTCGCTTGGCGAGCGTCTCCGCACGACGTTCCCCGTAGTGCTTCTCGTACCAAGCCGGATAGCTGGTTTTGAGGGTGGCGAACACGCGCTTCACCGCCCTGCGCGCCTGGGCGTCAAGTTCGACCAGATTCTCGATCTGCGGCTCACCAGTCGTCGTCGTGGAGGATGTCAACAGCGTTGCGCGAACGTCGTGCAGCGGGTCGCTGACGTGCTTGGGCGTTTCGTCCGTCGGTTTGCTCATGGCGGTGCTCCGCATGCGGTGCTGTTGCCATCCGGTGGCGCTCCAGCAAGAGTTCATCGAGAAAATTTCGGTAGTACAGGGGGGAGTCAGGCGGGGCACCGAGCTTGGCTTCGGCGATATCCATTGCCGCGAGCATCTGCTCCGCGGTGACACCGCGCTCGACCCAAGAGGCGAACAGCGGCATGGTCCTGGCGGTCTGCACCGCGTGGATCTGGAATCCGCGCTCGCGGATGAAGAACTGGCACCACTGTCCCGCAGTGGCCGGATCGGCTGGGCATTCGCGCACGCACGCGTTAGGTACGGTACGGTTATTACCGGATACCGGAGGTGTGCCCACTTTTTCACTTTCACCCCCTCCCACATATCTGCCCTCTTTTTCCGGGAAAGCCGCATAGTTACTGGGCTCCGACCCTTCCACATAACTGCCCGCTTCATCTGCCCACTTAGTGCCCACTTTTTTTCGGACGGATTGATCCCGTGAAGCCTTCGGCAACTCAAAAATCAGGCGCCTTTCGGCCAGATTGGGGCCTACCAGACCCACCTTCTGCAGCCAGACCAGCGCCCGCCGCAGTTCCTTTTCGGAGGGCTCCCCGCCCTTGATGCCCTGGTGCGGCTCGACGTAGAGCTCCTCGGCGATCGACTTCCAAGAGATCCCTCGCCGCTCTCCGACAATGCCTGCTGCAAAGTCCATAAACGGGCGCAGCGCGAACACGTAGATCTCGCGGGCAAGCATGGGTAGGCCGCGGAGCGCCTCCCGCTCCTCGTCGTTGATCTGGAAGGACGGCACGGCTACCCCTGAACAAGGCGCGGCCGGCGCATCTGGTCGATCATCCGCAGCGCCTCATCTGTCGCCGCCCTGGATTCGGAGAGCTCCCGGTGGGCCTCCTGCAGTTCCTGGTCATCGGCGCCGTCGACGAGATTGGCAACAGCCTGCTGCGCCTCACCGTTCTCCTTGATGAGTGTCCGGAGCATGCAGAGCACCTCCGGCCGCTGGCCGGCATCCCCGCCGATCAAGCGCACCGACACGCCCAGCGGCGTCAGGATGTCGCCCAAGGCCTGGACCTTCAGGTCAGTCGGCAGCGCCGCGAGGATGCTGGGAACGAAGTTCGCCGGCACCAGGTTGGTGTCCTTGGTTCCGTCGTCGAGCCAGCGGAACACGCGGTCGGCGTTGACCTTCATCCGCTCGGTTGTATCGCGCGTTGGCGGGTCGAAGACGATGCCGGTGACCAGCGCTCCCTGGATGCGCTCGTGCGCCTCCACGATGTGCTGGACGACGGTCTCGCGGCTCCACCCCTCTCGGCGGCGCCATTGGTTCACCACGCCGAGCAGCGTGGAAATCAGGGTGTGCGATTCGGTTCGCATGACGCGGCGTTTCTCCACGATTAATATTTTTCAACCCCGAGCAACTCTCGGGATCGGCGGAAGATGGAGTCCGGCGCATCCGTGGTAGCTTTTTGCTTCCACACGAAAAGGCCATCGGAGGCCGGACATGACCGAAAAATCTGTAGAGCAAATGGCACGCGACACCCTCAACGCGCTAATAGCTGGTCGATACGTTCCTGGGTCGACTTTTGGGTTTTCAGCAACGACAGCAACTCTGGACAAAGAGATGCTTCGCTCGCTTGAGATGCAGCTTCGGGAGTACTACGCGAGTGGTCTTGGCGAGAAGCAATCTCATCCTGCTGTGACGCAGCCGCTTCGGATGTGAAGTAGCGCGACATGAACACGAAGGCCGAGGCAAACGCTACGCCGTGAGCCCTGGCCTTCTCCTCCTTCAAGTCGTCACGCAAGATGAAACCGACCGATTCCTTCAGCGACTCAGCGCAGGCCCGGGCAAATATCAGTTCGATCTGGCGGCGGTGCGCAGCCTGATTTTCAACCTCTTGAACGGTGATTCTTTTTTGAATCGTCATGACGGGCCTCCTGGCCGGTAGATGGTCGGGGTCAGGCAACGGCGCTGCCAATGCGGCATTCCTGGCCTTTCGCTTTGGCGTCCAGTTCCGCGAACACTTCAGGCTTCGCGATTCGAAGGAACATCAGCCTGGCGCGGGGAATGCCGCGTTTTCGCCAATCGCTCACCGACGGAGGCTTTACCTCGCACAGTTCCGCTACGCGGAAAGTTCCACCGAGGGCATCAATAATTTCACTAGGTGTCATGGCTGCTTCTCCGCTGGTTTGACGCTCAGATATTAGGAGTGCCTTTCATTTCGGTCAATAGGAATACCTTAGATGCCTAGTGATAGGCTCCCCTAATGCAGACACTTCAAGAACGACTAAAGCTGGCGATGGTCGGGCCGCCGAAGGTGACGCAAGCAGCGCTTGCGCGTGCTTGTCGCGTTAAGCCGCCTTCAGTGAATGACTGGCTATCTGGAAAGACAAAAACCATAGAAGGGGAGAATCTCCTCAATGCTGCTGCCTTCCTGAGGGTGAGCCCGCTATGGCTTGCAACCGGAAAGGGCCCCATGCGCGAACGGCTGACAGCGAACAAGGATGGAAACGAGCAGTCAGCCCCTTCACTCAGCGAGCACGCGAACGTAGTGCCTATCACCACTCCTCCAAGGAAAAGGACGAAGTATCCGGTGATCAGTTGGGTTAGAGCAGGGGATTGGGCAGAAAGCCCGGACAATTACCAACCTGGTGATGCAGATGAATGGCTTGAATCCGAAGAGAAGGCTGGCCCTCATGGGTATTGGCTAGTAGTTGATGGCGACTCAATGGTCCCGCTCTTTCCCCCAGGTAGCCGCATATTGGTGCAGCCTGAAGGGTTCGACCTGATCAGCGGAAAATACTACGTAGCGATCTGCTACGAGTCCGGCAAGAAGCGCGACACCACCGTAAAGCAATATGTCCGCGATGCTGGCTTCGAATACCTCAAGCCTCTGAATCCGACCTATCGCACGCTGGATGTTAGCGAGAACGTCCGCATCATTGGGCGCGTGGTCGACTACAAACTGCCTCCAGGCGTGCTGTAGGCAAGGTCATCTGGAGGGGTGGGGATCTGTAGCCATGCTCTGGCGCGGCGCTGTGGCTATGGCGGATTGTGGGGCGGAGACGGAGAGCATCATCATGGCGATCAGATTCAGGAAGAGCTTCAAGATCACACCTGGAATCCGGGTAAACATCAGCAAGAGCGGCGTGAGTACGTCGATTGGCAAGAAAGGACTTGCCGCCAACCTAAGCAAGAAAGGCGCTCGGATGACCGCTGGCATTCCTGGCAGTGGACTATCTGCATCGAAGCTCTATCCAAAGGCCAGCGGACAGCCGGTCGCGGCTCCGAATCTTGGGTTCGGCGGATGGCTGATCGTGATCTTGATCGCCGTCACGGTTATAGGATTGCTCCTACTGCGATGATCGGCTGTACGGGCATCCACCATTGCAGCAGGGATGTACAGTAGCTATATAGGTGGTGACGCGTGTACAATCGCGCGCCCGCAGTCTAAGCAGGATCTAACTGATTCTGCTAGGCCAGCTAGGAGCAATGCCTTGGAGGTACATATGGACGCTAAAGAGAAATTTACGTTCGACGCCATCCCTACTAATCGCAGGTCTTTTACTGCTGAGGAGTTCGTGCGTCTCTCCAAGAAGGAACGCGATGACATCAAGAGCGTACGATTCATTCCTCCAAAAATTGGTTCAGAAGGCTTCGGCTCGTTTGACGTAGAGCTTGGCACAGCATGGTTCGAGGTATGTCTTGACTGACGAACGCAAGGAAGTAGCGTCTCAAGAGCAGAATGAGAAGCCACAACAAGCCAAGGATCTTATGCTTGCCTTAACCAAGATGGTTGAGGTAAGCACCAAAGAGCAGGAAGTAAAGCAGGAAGAACTCGCGGTTCGACGTCAGGAGATCGAATCAAATGAAAAGATCGCCATGGCCTCAATTGAGGCGCAGAAGTCTTTCCACGCTGATCGATGGACCAAGTACAACAGTCATCTGATCCATCGCTACATCTTTGTGATCGTCCTTCTCGTAGTCGTCTTTGTATTCGCTGGCGCCGCTATCTATTTGGGCGCCAAGGACTTGGTCGTTGATGTGGCCAAGCTTGCAAGTTCTTTAGGCCTTGGCGCATTCGGCGGCTATCACTGGGGGAAAAGCAAAGGCAAGAGAGGAGACCCCGAAAGCTGATTCCAGAGCCCCGCACCCGCGGGGCTTTTCGTCCCCGCCCGCCTTTGACAGATCCCCTCCGCCGCCCTGGGAAAGCAGCAGTCAGGCACGGGGCGCGCCTCGACTCCAGTGCGGCCTTTTCGCATCAGCCGCGCATTTGATACATTGAGGCGTCCTTGAAGGCACAACACCGAAAGGACCAGGCCGCGCCGGAGCCTTCCCCGACGCGGCCTTTTCGTTCCCGCCCTTCCCTCCCGGCTCCGCACTGAGCTGACGACCGCCTCACCCCGGCGCTGAACTCGATACAGCGCCGATCCTTCCGTCTGGTGCCGCATCCAAAGGACGCCTGAGCGGGTCCGCGCCTGCGTGATGGCGACGAGCCAGGGTGGTAGGATGACTGACCAATAAACAGGGAGGGTACCCATGAAGAACTGCTTAGCTTTAGCTGCACTGATTTTATCCGGCTACGCCTTGGCCGCCCCCAAGAATGCAGCAATCAAGCCCTGGATACAGGAGCCTGATAGCTTTATGGGCATCCGCTTTGATCAAAACCTGGAGCACTCATTACCGCAGTGTCCTTCTGGATATGAGCCGCCCCAAAGCATGTGTCGCGACGCCCCGTACCAAGGGCTTTATACGATCGAAGGAACGCCTTCAATTGGACTTATCGGAGGTTACGGGCTATCTGCAATGGCAAAAACCGGGCCAGTAGATTGGTTCTATCTGACAGCCCAGGTCGACGACTTCCCTCGCTTGACGCAGATATTTATTACGAAATATGGCCAACCCACGGCCCGCAGTGCTGAAACCGTTAAAACGAAAGGTGGTGCCGAGTTCACCAACGAGCATCTGCAGTGGGTGGGGAAGAAGGTAGAAATCACCCTTCAGAAGTACGACGGGGACATCAATACCAGTTCCGCGACCTTGCGTACCGTAGCATCAAAAGAACGAGCTGCCCGCGATGGCGGCAAGAAGATCCAAGACGCAGCCAGCAAGCTGTAGGCTTCATCAGCAAACCAAGCCCGCCTCGTGCGGGCTTTTTCATGCGCGAAAGAAAAAATTAGGTTTACCTATTGACCAGAAAAGAAGGAATGCCTAATGTTTACTTCAACGCCAGCAACACACCGCCGGCCAGGCCACCGAGCCGACCGCTCTTTAACAACCCGCGCCATGAACGACTACCCGGCACCGCCGGTTAGGTCAGCCCGAGCTGCCTCCTGGCGGGCGAAAGAAATCCAGGGGAAACAACCAAGCCTGCCTCTACGGCGACCGGCGATCCGACAGGCCCGAAAGCCTGCCAACGCGCAGACAACTGCGACGGCGGACGAAGCGAAATGCTGAACCGAGCGAATGACCCGCATGCAGGTGCGGAGAAACACCGATTTCACTGGCTGGCCCTCCACCGAGGGCCAGACGGGAAGTCAATACGCCCTTGAGGAGCAGAAAATGAATGAAAAATCCTCACGTGCTGTACGCCAAGCACTTCGGATCCTCCGCAAGGAGAAAGACGATCGCGAGGCGCGCATTGAGTACCACGAAACGGTTGGAATGCTGCGCGGCCTGTACTACGGCGGTGAGATCGATTCGATGGAGCTAGTTGCGCTCACGCAACTCGCAGGAAGCGCATACATCAACGCTGGGAAACCCTGGTAAGGAGACTGAAATGGCTCAATTCAATGTCGATGCGCACCTGAGCAACGGCAAACGCCTGGATTGGATTGCTCTGCCGGAAGGCAACGAGACACCGGATGACGTGCTGATCAAGGTACGCCAGGCCGCCATGAAGAAGTTCGGCGACCTCATTTGGTTCAACCGCTGGGACCACGTTGTTGCAAGCAACGGCTACATCACCGTGCGGATGCACGCGTGATGTACCAGTTCTTCAAGCCGATGCGGGGCTGCCGCATCTTCTCTTGGTATCTCTACTCAGCATAAACCCATGAATAAACGATTTCTCAGATGCGCTTGGAGACAGGCGCATCGAGGAAGTCAGAACGCCCTGGAGGGCAGACGATGGAAGAACAAAAGCCGCGACGCGTAAAGGCCAAGATAACGCGTGTTGTAACAGAGATAGCGATCATCACCCTGGACCGACAGGGCGGCGTCGATGAGTACATCGAGCATGTTGAGGAACTGGAGTGCGTTGATATCTGCGAAGTGCACAGCATTCACACAGTGCTCAGCTATCACGACTAACCACCCCGCCCCGGTTCGCCGGGGCATCACCGAACTCTATCCGGAGACACACGATGAAGCGAAACGCCAACCCGGCGGCGTCCGTTGCTGCCTGGAATTCCGCATACCCCGTCGGCACCGAGGTCGACTACCGATTCCATCGCGCCGCGGCGCCGAAGCGCACCCGGACGACAACCGAAGCCCAGGTGCTCGGCGGACACACTGCTGTCGTCTGGCTCGCCGGAGTGTCCGGTTGCGTTGCCCTTTCCCACTGCGAGCCGGCCTGAGTCCGCGCGCCCAGCATCCTGAACGGAGTCACACCGTGCTGATCCTGACCAGAAGACCCGGCGAAACCCTGCATATCGGCGACAACATCACCGTCACGGTCCTCGGCAGCCAAGGCGACCAGGTGCGCCTCGGCATCACCGCCCCGGACGACGTCGCCATCCACCGCTCCGAGATCTACCAGCAGATCGGCAACGTCCGACCGGTGCCGCCGGCGGAGCTGGTCGAAGCCTGGAACCGAGAGCACCCGGCGCCAGCGCTGATCGAGTACCGCCCGTACCGAGGGGCCGAACCGCAGCGCACCCGCACCGTAGGCCGGGCCAGCGTGTCGCTTGGCGGCGCGGCGGTTATCTGGATCGAAGGCCAGTCGGCGCCGGTGGCGTTGCGGGCCTGCACCGCGATCTCCTGACTTCGGCGCCTGGCCTATTGCCGGGCGTTTAACCCACGGCGAGCGCCCGCCGGTCCAACGGCGCGTACAACGGAGGACCTCACCATGTAGCCCAGCCTCAATCGGCAGATCGCCAACATGCGGTCGAGCCTGTACCCAACCGCTTTCACATAAGGCGGTGCATGTAAGTGGAGACAGGGCGCTTGGCGGCGCCCTTCTCTTTCCTGCTCCTGGCACGGCCAGGGCGCAGCGGGGAGTGATTTGAGGCGTGGAAGCTGGGAGCCGAAAGCTCCCTGGAGACACGCGGGAAGCGCGGGAACAAGCGCGCACGTGGGCGGCCATGGCCGATGAAGTTCCGGGCATCAGCACAGTCACCGCAGCAGCGGCAAACACCCGAGAAGCGCACTGATGCCAGAGCCGGAGTCGCGACCGGCCAGATCACTCCCCGCTGCGCATGCAGCGTTCCCCATCTTCGCCCGGCTCCGGCCGGGCTTTTTTCAACCTCCATTCGAGAGCACCCACCACGGCGCCCCACCGGGCACGACTGCCGTGTGCCTGGGTGCTGCCGAATGCAGGTGAACCACGGAGAGCATCCCGATGTGGACATACCGCGAGCGCCGCAACCGCGCGGCTTTCAGCAACGCGCAACTCGCTTACGACCGTGCCGTCGACCTGCTCTGGGACCAGCCGGAGCCGGAACCGGAGCACGAGGACGAAGAGCAGGAGGACGACGATGGCCTTCAGCAATGAACGCGCGGTTCGGATGATTGAGGAAGGCATCACGGCCATGCGCCGGTCCCACTTCCCGCGCCCCGAACAGAGCTTCCTCCACGGCCAGATCGAACTGGCCTACGCAGTGGACTTCATCGACACCCGCCTCTACGACGACATGCGCCGCCGGCTCGACGCCGCGGCGGATTCGCGCTGGGCAGAACTCAGGAGCACGAACACATGACCACCCGCCCCGTTCGCTCGATCATCGACGACCAGCTCGACGACCTGGTGATGCCGGCCGGCGCCGACATCGCTGCGGTGCTCGGCCTGCCGCGCGAGACCCTGGTGGTGAACCTGCCGCATCGCATGGCGCTGACCATCAAGAAGGGCCGGAAGTGCCTGGGGGTGCGGCGATGAGCTATTCACGGGAAGACTACTTCGCCGAAGGGCTTGGGGAGTCGCTGGAAGAGCATGGCGTGGTGGCCACCAGCGAACAGATCAAGGCGATTGCCAGGGACGTTGTCTTGTTCGCAGAGAACATTGGACAAGCCTTCTATTCCCCGGAGGATCCGGGGGCACGTGAAGCCGACTCGCTTCGCAAGGAACTTGAGAAGGAGCGGGAGAAGGTTGTTTGCCGGGTATGTCAAGGCACCGGTAACACCGTATCGCACGGCCCGCACCATTCTGCCTACTCCTCCTGCTGGAAGTGCAATGGGGCCGGGAGGCATGCGCCATGAATGCCAAGCGTAAAGCCACCCTCCTCGGCGCCCTGGCCATGACCGCCTTCTACATCCTGCTCATCTTCGCCCCTGCCTGGGGCGGCCTGATCACCGCCGAACAACCCGCCACGGCACCCATCGCTGGGAAGTGAGCCAACCATGCAAACCATCACCGTGCGCGCCTCGTCCTGGGGCGCGCTGTTCGACTGCGCGTTCAAGTGGGAGGGCGTACACCTCCTGAAGATGCGCAGCGCATCATCCCCCCGGGCGCTGCTCGGTACCGCGATCCACGCAAGCACCGCCGCGTTCGACGCGGCACGAGTGAACGGCGAGCCGATCAGCGCCTACGACGCCTCGGAACTGCTGGTGCACACGCTGCAGCAGCCGGATTTCGAGGTCGACTGGCGCGGCTCCGACATCAGCCCGCGCGAAGCCGAGTCCACCGGACTGACGCTGCACACGAAGTACTGCAACGACATCAGCCCGCGCTACGACTTCGTCGCCGTCGAGTTGACGACCAAGCCGATGGAGATCGACTGCGGTGGCGGGATCATCGTCCGTCTGACCGGCCAGCTCGACCGCGCCCGCATCAAGCGCGATAGCCACGGCGTCGGCATCGCAGACGTGAAGACTGGCGGCGCCGCGGTGAGCCAGGGCGTGGCCAAGACCAAGGGACACAAGGCCCAGATCGGCACCTACGAACTGCTCTACGAGCACACCACCGGCGACCCGATCACCGCGCCGGCCGAGATCATCGGCCTGAAGACCAAGGGCAAGCCCGAGGCGGCAGTCGGCGAGATCGTCGGCGCGCGCCAGGTGATGGCCGGCACCGACGAGCATCCCGGCCTGATCAAGTTCGCCGCCGACATGTTCCGCTCCGGCCTCTTCCCCCCGAACCCGCAAAGCCCACTTTGCAGCCCGAAGTACTGTCCGCGCTGGCGGACCTGCCCTTACCACGAATGACCGGAGACACCATGAGCCAGACAACCACCCTCGAAACCCTGCAGACGCAAGCCGTGGCTCCGCGTCAGCGCGACAAGGCACCTGTCGCTATGTCGTTCTTCAACATGGACGGCTTCGAGCTGATGCAGCGCATCGCCAAGGCCTTCAGCCAGGCTGACCTGGTGCCCAAGCAGTACCAGGGCAACCTGCCCAACTGCATGATTGCGCTGGACATGGCCCAGCGCATGGGCGCGAACCCGCTAATGGTCATGCAGAACCTCTACATCGTGCATGGCACCCCGGGCTGGTCGAGTAAGTTTCTGATCGCCACGGTGAACACCTGCGGTCGCTTCTCCTCAATGCGCTACGAGTGGAAAGGCGAACCAGGCAGTTCCGACTACGGCTGCCGGGCTTGGGCGATTGAGAAGTCCACCGGCGAACGCCTCGACGGCATCTGGGTCACCTGGAAAATGGTGAACGACGAAGGCTGGGCAGCGAAGAACGGCAGCAAGTGGAAGACGATGCCCGACCAGATGTTCATCTACCGCGCCGCCGCATTCTGGCAGCGTGCCTATGCCCCGGATCTCGGCATGGGCCTGCAGACCGCTGAAGAGCTGCAGGACGTCATCGATGCCAAACGCGACGCCGACGGCTCGTTCACGGTCGACCTCGACGTGCTGCGGCGCCAGCAGGAGGTCACCGACAAGGCGCCGGGCGCGGGCCAGCAGGCTCTGGAACACGAACCCGGAGAAGTGATCGACACCGTCAGTGGCGAGATCACCAAGTCGGCTCAGCGCCAGCCCGCCGATCAGCAGCCGGACACCGGCACCGACGAGCTCAATCTCGAGTAACCGGCCATGCCCAGCCTCACTGTCCTTGAGCGGTACGGCCAGGTCGGGGAGTTCGCCGCGCTACTCGGCGCGGCTGAGCTCAACGCCGCTACGGACTGGGATGAGAAGTTCCTGGCCGACCTCCGCAGCAACTTCCAGCGCTACGGCGCCCACACCTACCTCAGCGACGCCCAACTCGAGCAGTTGGAGCGGATTGCCAACGAATAGGACCCTTCCCGATGAGCAACAACTCGCACTTCATGAACATGACCGCCGACACCCTCGGCAAAAGCTTGCTGCAGGGTCTGATCCAGGAAATCCGGATCATGCCGGACTGCTGGCAGAAGCTTCCCGAGGCCAAGCAGCAGGACATCATCGACCGCCTGGAGCGCCAGGTACGGAATGCCGCCACCATCGCGGTCCACACCATTGCCGGCAGCGATCGCGACACGGTCTACGGCAAGCTCGAATCCTTCACCGCAAAGGACAAGGTAAAAGCGGTATTCACCGTGAGCCCCAGCAGTCCGAACCAGGAGCAACTCTTTGGCGCTGTGCACCAGGACTGCTTGTTGGTCATCGGCGGCGCCGCTGAGTTCCTCGACGGCATGAAGGACGTGAAGGCGGATCCGGACCAGAACCCGCTGGACCTGAATGGCGGCGACGGCGACATGGAAGACCCCGGCGCCTGGGGCGGTATGCAACCAGCAGACGACAGCGACGTCGTCGATGCCGAGTTCCAAGAACTGCCGCAACTCACCGTCGAGCGCTTCGCCGGCCACACCCTGGGCGAGATCGCCATCGGCGTCGCCACCAAGAAGGACGTGTTCGACGCGGCCTGGCTGCAATCGCGCTTCGCTCTCACCACCGAGGAAGCCGAGCGCGTCATTCTCCAACTGCTGGACCAGGGCGTCATCGTGCTCGAGCAGGAGAACGAGGAATCCCGTGAGTTGAACACTTACCGCGTCGTCAAGAAGCCGGGGGATATCGCCCTCGACCTGGAGTGAGCCATGCGCATCACGAAACTCGAAATCACCAACTTCCAAGGGCTGCGTCATGCGGCCCTTGATGTTTCTGCGCCGGTGCTCCTGGTGGCCGGCCACAACGGCGCCGGCAAAAGCAGTCTGCTTGATGGCGTGGCTATGGCCTTCAACGGACAGCCGCGCCGCGTCTCGCTGAAGAAGGAGATCGACAAGCTGATCACCGAGGGCGCCAAGAAGGGCGAGGCCCGCGTCGAGTGGCTGGACGAAGCCGGCGAGGTTCAGGCCTGCGGGGTCGCGCTCCCCACCGGCAAGGGCTCTGCCCTCACCGACTCGCCCTTCCTGCCGTACGTGCTCGACGCGGGCCTGTTTGCCAGCCTGGATGCCAAGGAACGCCGCCGGGTGCTGTTCGACCTGAGCGGTGCCAGCGCCAGCCCGGCCGAGGTTGGCAGGCGGGTGGAAGCCAAAGGCCTGAACCCGGCGCTGTTCGAGAAGGTGAAGCCCCTGCTCCGCTCCGGGTTCCCGGCCGCGGTTGAGCAGGCCAAGGCCTACGCCAGCGAGGCGCGCGGTACCTGGAAGGCGATCACCGGCGAGAACTACGGCAGCGAGAAGGCCGTCGACTGGGCGCCGGAGCTGGTCGCCACCGTGGTGACCGATGACCAGGTCGCCGAGGCCGGTAAGAACCTGCAACTGCTCGAGGACGATCTGGCCGAGGCCCAGCAGGCCCTCGGCGCCAGCAAGCAGGCCCGCCAGGCTGCCGACGGCCGCGCCCAGCGCATCGCCAAACTGCGCGAGCTGGTCGACCTGGAACCGCGCCGCCGCAACAAGCTGACCGCCGACGAGCAGAACCAGGACGAGTGGTCAGAGAAGGTCATGGCCGCCGAGCTTGCCTCGGCCGGCAGCGTGCCGCACCAGCCGCTGACCTGCCCCCACTGCCAGGGCGCGGTCGACCTGCAGGCCGGGACCCTGGTGGTGCACCAGCCGCCGGAGCAGATCGCCGATGCCGAAGCCGCCCGCCGGTTGCCGGAGTACCGCGAATATCTGGCCAGCGCTCAGCGTGCCGTGGCGAACAGCCAGCGGGATCTGGACGAGTGTCTGGCCGCCGCCGAGCAGATCAAGGCCCTGGAAGCCGAATCCGCCGACGCGCCCAGCGCCGAAGCGATCGCCAACGGTGAGCAGGCCATCAACGAGCTCCGCCAGACCCGCGACGCGAGCCGCGCGAAGCTGGTCGCCCTGCAGGAAGCCCTGGAAGCCGCTACCCAGCGCGAGGCCTCGATCGCGAAAGCGCAGGCCGCGCACCAGGACGTGGTGGCGTGGACCGGCATGGTCGACGCGCTGTCACCGACCGGCATTCCGGCGGAGATCCTCGCCGATGCCATCGGTCCGGTGAACGACACGCTGAAGCGCCTGGCAGGCATTGCCGGCTGGTCGCCGGTGGAGATCAGCGTGGACATCGACGTGACCTTCGGCGGCCGGCTCTACGGCCTGCTGTCCGAGTCGGAGCGCTGGCGGTGCGACACGACCATCGCTTTGACCATCGCGACGATCTCCGGCCTTCGCCTGGCGCTGCTGGATCGCCTCGATGTGTTGGACCTGCCGAGTCGTAGCCAGGCCCTGACACTGCTGCGTGCCGTGACGATGGACAAGGAAATCGATTCGGTGATCGTCGCCGGCACGCTCAAGGAACCGATGGCGAAGACGCCGGCCTGGTTACAAGCGGTCTGGATCGACACCGGGCAACTCGTCGACCAGCATCATCAGGCTGCGGCCTGACCCTCGATACAGCGCCCCACCCGGGGCGCTTTCTCTCCCAGCAAGCACGCACCGGACGCCGCCCTGTGGGCGAATCAACCATGCCTCGTGGGCCGCCCAAGTCAGGCAGGGCGGCGTCCAGTGCCTGTTCACCGAGTACTGACGATGCCCTTCAACCATCTGATCAGCTCCGGCAGGATTACTATTCCAAGCCAAAGAAAGCCAGATGGGATGAGTATTTGAAAAGATGGGTGCCTGGAGTTAGCAACGGTCGACATAAATCATAAACCAAAATTAAGTTATTTACCGCTCCCCACGTCTAATACCGACCTCTAACTTATCCAATTCATCCATCCATCTCTCAATCAACTCTGCATTAACCAAGCCCCTTTTACGCAGTACTGGCAACTCAGAATCTCGAATAGGCAAGTTTTCTAAAACTCTTCCTGCATACTCGCCATAGGTTGCCACCTCTCTTAGGTTAACAACGAAGTGAACCATCTCGTTTGACATCGAGACTATCGGCACTTCCCGAATCATAGCGGCTGCCTGAACTAACTCATGACCGAGTGAATCCTTCATTTCACCACGCACATTCTCTGCGTAACCAATCTTATACTTTTTAGTTTCAGATAGACGAACAAATAGTTCACGCACATGGGCCATCAAAGCATAAACTGCATTTATTGCCTCTAGCCTCTTACGCAGTTCGTCTTCTCTCCGATCATTGTTCTGCTTTCTGTTCTGATAGTAAGGAACAGCCAAGGCAACAAAAACTGCAAAGACTGCACCAATGGCTTGAGTCCAACCTGCGGAGTCGGGTGGTAACCAACCTTCTTTCACCCAAAACGCGACCGAGCCCACTAACACCCACATTCCGGCCGAACCAATAATCAACCACCACATGGCCCAGAGCGTGAAGTGAATCATCCGCTCTGGAACAAGCCTGCCCATCCATACCTCCTTGATCCGGCCCCATGCCGGGCCATCCGAACCTACCCCACTCCATGCCATTGCGCCACCATGAATCAGAATTCTGTGGGCCGAGCGAATAACCGCTGAATTCTTGGCGGATTTATGCTGTATATCGGGCAAGAACCGAAGTTGCGCGCGAAATAATAATCTTCGGACCTTTCTATAGCGCATCTATTAACGACAGCAACCTCATCTTTTGTCAGCCAAGAATTTGGTTGATCTGCCATAATCAAAATTGAAGGCGAGACAGGAATAATCAGCAAATCATGAAAACAGTCAGGAACAACAAATTCCCCATCGGCCGATCTTACAATCCCCCACTGCAACGACTTCGCGCTATCTCTGAATCTATTGTAGTATCCGAATATATGCACGCCAGCGAGCAGTCGGCCAGGCATCGTACCATCAGCCCTGATGTACATAGTGTGCTTAGACTCGAGGACCTCCTCTTCATCTTTTGACAGGTCATTGCCGCTTACGCGATTTACCTGCATGTCCGGGAGACCGCGATACTTGAACCCATATCGAGTTCTCCAAAGACTATAAAACTCTTCAACAACAGGCTTCTCTAGAAGCCCAATGGCATTTAAGCGCCCGGTTACGACTCCTTCAGCCAGATATTGAAATTTATCTTCAATATTTTTACCAATGCCATTTTCCGCCTTCTCATCCCAAACTCTCTGAGCCACGAATATCGGGTTATTCGGCTTAGCAGAGAAGCAATTTCCAGCACCAACGCGAAATACCTGAACACATCCATCCCTCCCTTGAAATCGCTGGATGCTGGCCGCTGGAAAAACATGCTGCTGCCTAGTTAAACGATGCGGATTGCCCTTTTGGAATGCCTCGAAATTATCCCTCATCCCTCTTCCTTAAGAATTCAATCAGCCGGAGCTAAATCATGCCCGAACAAACCCTCAAGGCCTACCAGGTAGGCGACTACGACATCGTGGCGGCCTATGACGAGGCCGGAGCCATTCGAGTGCTGCTGGAGCAGCAAGGCGACGCAGAAAACCACTACGGCTACACCCTGGACGACGTGAAGCTGGTCAGTGACGCCGTGCTGGACAACCCGCAGGCCTACGACCAGGACGAAGGCGAGGTCATCACCCTGGACAAGACGTTGCGCCAGGAACTGGCCGAGCAGACTGAGCCAGCCTACCTCGCCGGATGGGAGTGATCATGGAACGCATCTACCTCGCCGGCCCCATGACCGGCCTTCCGGAGTTCAACTACCCGGCTTTCCACGCCGAAGCCGCGCGCCTGCGAAGCCTCGGGTACCAGGTCGAGAACCCCGCCGAGCACGGCGAGATTCCGGGCTTCGAGTGGGCCGACTACCTGCGGCTCGACCTGCAGAAGCTGCTCACCTGCCAGGCAATCGCCCTGCTGCCCGGCTGGATGGATTCGAAGGGCGCCAGGCTGGAGTTCACCGTAGCCACCAACCTGGGAATGCGCGCTCTGCACGCGTAGCACATCACTGGTCCAGCGGAGGATGCGCCATGACCGACCTCTTCTACCTGCAGGACAGCCGCAGCAACGTCGGGAGCCGGGCCATGTTCTGGCGCGCCGGCGGCGGCTACACCACGAACCTCGACGAAGCCGAGACGTTCACCCGTGCCCGGGCAGTTCGGCAGTACAAGTGCCGGGAAACCGATCTGCCCTGGCCGGTCGACTACGTGCGCCTCCGCGCTGAGCTCGGTGTCGATTTCCAGGACCTGGACCTATCCCGGGCGCAGGCACTCGCCACCGCCCCAGCGGACGACCGCATCTACGTCGCCTACGACAGGGACTGGGACGGCAACTGTCTGGTCTGGGTACCCGAGGCCGCCGGCCGGACATCCAACCTGGCCGCCGCACGGACCTGGCCGCTCGACCACGCCGGCATACTCACCGCGCGCGGGCTAGCCCCCTGGCCGAAGTCCTACATCGACCAGCATGCCAGGCCTGTTGCGGTGGCGGCCTCCCTCAACCACAAGCAGGCCCTCCGGCTGTTCGGCCTGAAGCTACCCAAGCCGGAGCGCCAGGCCAGCGCCCAGCATCGGCTGGCACTGGCGAAGGAAGGTGAAGCATGAAAGCGCGCATCGAGAAGAAATTGAGCAAGCGGCTGGTCGAGCTTTACCCAGCGCTCTACTGCAGCGCCTGGCGCGACGAAGAACCGTCTGAACTCGCATATGAGCAAGGCTCCCGAGTCCGGCATGTTCTTTCCGTCGGCGGCGGTGTCGACTATTGGGGCGAAGGACAGGACGTCTACACCGTCTGGCAAGACTGGCTAATGAGTTGGGAATGGCACGGACCGTTCGAGACGTACCCGGAGGGCCATCGTCACGAGTACCTCCCGGATACGGAAGGCTTCAAGCCGACTACTCGTAACCTGCTCCAACTGGCTGGCCGGTGCCAGTTGCTGGAAGCAGCATCAACGATGGCGGTCCCATGAACCAGCCTCCCACCGACTACCAGATCAGCGCCGCCGACGCGCACGAACTGGCCGGCGCCGTGCTTCTTCCGGCGGACCTGCGCCGCCAGGTGTTGGAGAAAATGGCCGCCCAGCGCGGCCTGGCCGCCATGCTCGACCTGTTCGCCCAGGTGCTGGGCATGGCCAACGCCGTCGCCGAGAACTGCCGTGCGATGGTGGAGTTGATCCTCATCGAGCGCGGCGAACACCCGCACACCGCGGAGCAGGCGAACCTGCCGACGATGTTTGGAGCGCTGCAGGGCGTTGTCCTGGCCGCAACGGTGAACCCTCGCGGCACGTGCGCCGGCTGTGCCTATCGCCTCGGCACCCCGGCGAACACCTCGCCGGTCACCACCTCCGATGCCATTTACTGTCGGCAGGAACTCAGCCGGTTCTACTGCCACGCCGACCTAGACGACCAGGGCAACCCGGTCCGCACCTGCGTCGGCCACGCCAAAGCCATGAAGCAAGACGCCACGAAATGAACCGCCCCACCATCTGCCGCACCACGGGCCAACGGATAGGCCTGTGCAAATGCTTCCGCTGTCGGCCGCCGGCGCCGAAGCAACCGGAGACACCACCATGTCCTCTACCCAACACCAACTGATCGAGCAGTGCGCCACCCGCTTGCGCGGCATCGTCGAAGCCCTGGACAACATCCACGACACCAGCCCGCAGCGCTGGTCAACGGACCTCGACGACGTTCACTCCTCAGCCGAGAGCCTGCTGGCCCTCATCAATGACCAGGCGCCGCCGTCCGATGCCGAGCGCTGGAAAGAGCAATTCGCCTGCATGCAATTGCAGCGCGACCACCACCGCGAACGCGCCGACGCCGCCTTGGCCAGGGTCGCGGAGCTGACCGCCACCCGCAATCGCTACGGGGTAGACGCCCACTACTTCAACAAGAACCTCCAGCGCATCCTGCGCGACTTCGAGAGCTTCACGCCCGACGAACTCGCTCGTTCCCTGATCATCCTGGCGAAGGTCGCCGACGAAAAGGTCGTGGCTCAGCACAGCGTGCCTGAACTCGACCAGAGCCGCAGCGCGCTTACCGAAGCGCAGATGCGCCGGATCTACGAGAACAGCACAGAGGCCGAGAACGAGCGACTTGGGTTCGCAGCGTTCGCACGTCTGATGCGCCGCGCTGAGGCCGTGCATCAGATCGCCGCCGCGCCCGGCAAGGAAGTGCCTCAAGCGTGGCTCGACGTTCAGGCCGAGCGACGGCGGCAGATCGAGGCAGAGGGCTGGATGCCGGAGCATGACGATGCGCACGACACCGGCGCGCTGGCGTCCGCAGCGGGCTGCTACGCCATGTTTTCTCTCGCATATCCTGCTGGCGACCCTTCGCGTTTCTGGCCATGGGACAAGTCGTGGTGGAAACCAAGTCCTGACGGGCGGCGCAACATGGTCAAGGCCGGCGCCTTGATCCTGGCCGAGATCGAACGCCTCGACCGAGCCGCGGCGAGCCAGGGAGGGCCAAGCGATGCGTAGAGCACTGACCGCCCTCGGCATCATCGCAGCCCTCGGCCTGGCCGTGCTGGGGCTGGTGGAGATACTCCCGATCATCCGCACGCTGGCGGCATGGCAGACGGGGTGCTTCGGATGAAGCAGAAACCAGGCATCGCACTTCCCCGCTGGCTCCTGCGGACCACAACGATGCAGATGCACAGCGTCGACGTGGTATTGGTCATGGCGCTGGTGCTCCAGCACCACGGCACGGCGGACGCTGTTCGCCGCGCCGCCGGTCAGCTTCGCGACAGAGTGTGTGCCGAGCACCGGCCCAAGATGACCGCGCTCATGCGCATGCAAGACGACGCGGCGGCGCTGCAAGTGGCGCTCAACATCGTCCAACGCGCCACCGACGCCCTGGGCATCCTGCCGGGAACGGCGTTCCCGGCCAGACCTTCGCCCAGCGAAAGCCCACCGGATCAGGGGCACATGCCCGCCAAGGCTGGTCCCGTCACCGGTGAGCCGGTGCATCCTACCTGAAATCATCCATGCCCGCGGCCCAACGGAAAGGGTCGCGGAACAGCCCGGCCGGAGAGCTGGGATAGGTACCTACCCATGGAAACCCCGTCTGAATTTCTCTCGAAGGAAGAGTTGGAAGCCATGATCGGCGCCAAGTCATCGAAAAAACAGGTCGAGTGGCTGGCATCTCATGGCTGGAAGTACGAATTGAATGCTGCGCAGCGACCTGTCGTCGGGCGGATCTATGCCCGCCTGCGGCTGGCCGGAGTGAAACCGAACGGAACGGTCGCTGTACAGGAACCATGGACGCTGGATCTGTCGAAGGTGAGTTGAAATGCGGCCGAAGCAGCCGAAGAACAGGGATCTCCCGCCCCGGATGATTCGCCGGACCAGGAAGCTAAAAGGAGGGAGGTTGTGGGTTGGCTACTACTACGACGGCCGCGGCGAAGACGGAAAGAGGAAGGAAATCCCGCTCGGCACCGACCTGGACCTGGCAAAGCTCGAGTGGGCGCGGCTGGATGCCAGTCCGGCTCCGAAGACCCTGCGCAAATGGGGTGACGTGTTCGACCGGTACGAAAAAGAGATCATCCCCGGGAAAGCGCCACGTACCCAAAAGGACAACCTCCTCTCGCTGACGCAACTGCGAAAGGCGTTTTCAGAAGCGCCGGTCGAGGCGCTCACTCCCCAAGTGCTGGCACAGTACCGGGACAAGCGGTCCGCGAAGGTTCGGGCGAACAGGGAGCTATCCCTCTTCTCCCACATCTTCAACATCGCCAGGGAGTGGGGGATCGTCACGGCTGAAAACCCGGTGAAGGGGGTTCGCAAGAACCGCGAGACGCCGCGCGACTTCTACGCCAGGGCCGAGGTCTGGAACGCGGTATACGGCGCGGCGCCACCGGAACTCCGCGACGCAATGGACCTTGCCTATCTCACCGCTCAGCGGCCGAGCGACGTGCTGATCATTCGGGAGGCGGACATTCAGGACGGGCACTTGCAGATCGCCCAGGGCAAGACGTCGAAGAAGTTGCGCATCATGCTCGATGTCGACGGCAGCCCGACAGCGCTTGGAGAACTCGTTGCGCGGCTGTGCGAGCAGCGGCGGCAGCGCGGCGTAGCCGGCCCGTATCTGATCACAACACCCGATGGGCGCCGGATGACATCCTCCATGCTGCGCATTCGCTTTGACGAAGCACGGTCGGCCGCCGCCGGCGCGGCGCTGGAGGAACTCGACGAGACCCTGGCCACCGCGATTCGTCAGTTTCAGTTCCGAGACATCCGCCCGAAGGCAGCCTCTGAAATTGCTGACCTCGGCCGGGCATCCAGGCTGCTTGGACACACCGACAAGCGCATCACCGAGACCGTCTATCGTCGTGTCGGAGAGATCGTGGAGCCAACGAAGTAA